GCTACGACAAAAAACTGCGCATCCAGATGGAGAGCAAAAAAGATATGAAGTCTCGCGGCGTACCAAGCCCGGATAAGGCTGACAGTCTGGCGCTCACCTTTCACCCGATTGATTCCGTTTTGCGGCTTAACTGGACGGCACGATCCAACCGCCCATCAAGGCGCGGCAGCTGGGCAGCACACACTTAAATCCCCGGAGATAGTCTATGAAGATCATGACAAGTGTTGAGACGGGCAGCGGCCAATTGCGCTATCACTACAGCGAGTCCTTGGCCGCCACCACTTCCGAGGCGGTAATCCTGCCGGGCAACGGCGCACTGGCTACCGTGCTGGTAGTGCCCGGCGCAACGTCCACCGGCAGCGTGGAGATCACAATTAGCACCCCCGCACAAGTCAAAGCCCAAACTGCGGTATGGACTGCCTGGGCAGACGGCGCCGTTTCGGCGGCAACCCTGAAGACGCTCACCGTGCAGGCCACCGCGTTACGGCTGGTGGTGACCGGCACCTGTGACTGGGAGGTGCTCGCATAATGGAATTTCTCAAGTTTATCACCGGGTATTACTGGAATGATACCGACAGCAAAGCCAGCGGCTACCGCTCGACGCTCATTTTTTGCTGGGTAATGTGGACCTTCGCCGGCTTTTCAACTGCAGTGATAGCCCTTGCTATTTTGGGCTGCCGATGATCCTGCCCCAAAACAAACGAGGTATCCATGGCCATTCTTGAATCGAACAAACCCGTAAGCCTGACCCAACGGGAAGTTGCCGTAGTGGTCGCTCAGGCGGTGGCTAAAGCGGCATTACCCATTCCATCCGGCAAGTTCCGCAACGACGTGGACCACATTCAGATTGATCCGATCGTCCTTGAAGCCAAGGTAACCCAGCCCAAGCCGGGCATTCGACTTCAGTTTGAGGTGGAAGGAAGCTATGGCATTACCCTGAACGTCAAGCTGGAGGAATTTGAAGCAAGCCCGGTGGCGTATCTCCAAGACCTGTTCAAGCAACTTCACCCCATGCTCAGAAATTGCCAGCGATTGCGCAACAACAAGCGACTGATGAATCAAGCCATGTACGACATTCTAACGGAAGGGGTTGCGTAATATGGCGAGCTTGGGGCTGATGCAGTACCGCTCTGCGACGGACTTGCGGAAAGACGATGATGCGCAGCAGCTGCAGGATGAAGAGGCTCGTCGCCGAGATCTGGTGGAAAGCTCTCTGGGTGCGCACATACGGCGGTCTTGGGAAGAAGCCAAGATGGCCAAGCAAGAAGTTGAGTACCGCTTGCTGGACTGCCTGCGCCGTCGCACGGGGGAATACGACCCATCTAAGCTGAGCGCCATCAAGGCAGAAGGCGGCAGCGCCATTTTTATGATGCTGACCACCACCAAATGCCGAGCCGCGGCAGCCTGGGTGCGCGACATTCTGATGCCAGTGACCGAAAAGCCGTGGGGGCTCAACCCAACCCCGCTGGCCGACCTGCCGCCCGAGTTTGTACAGCCGGTGTTTCAGCAGTTTATGCAGCACGCCATGCAGCAGGCGCAACAGTCTGGCGAGAAGCCTGACCCACAGGAGTTGATGCAGGCCGCCGAGGATTACATCCGTCAGGCGGTGCAGGAAAAAGCCCGCGAGGCCGCCAAACGCCATGAGGAATTGATTGACGACCAGATGGCTGAGGGCGAATGGGATGAGGCTTTTGAAGGCTTTATTGACGATTTCGTAACCTACCCTGCCGCGTTTATTCGCGGGCATAACCTGCGCCGTGTATCGACTCTGGCGTGGATGGAAGGCTGGAAAGCGGTCAAGACACAGGAGATTCGCCCCCAGTGGTATCGCGTCAGTCCGTTCGACATCTACCCAAGCCCGGACGCGGCCAATGTAGACGACGGCGCTTACATCATCGAGCGGGCAAGATTCACTCGGGCGCACCTGAACAAGTTGATCGGCGTACCGTCTTACAACACCGAAGCCATCCGTGAAGTCCTGAGCGAACACGGCCAAAGCGGTCTGCGTGACTGGTTGTGGTCAGACGGCGAGCGAGCCACCCTGGAAGGTCGCGGCCATGAATGGTTGACCCGCGGCCAGACCATCGACGCATTGATCTATTGCGGTGGCGCACAAGGCACCAGCTTGCTGCAGTGGGGTATCAATCCCGACGAAGTGGAAGATCCGCTGGCCGAATACGAAGTGGAAGCCACTCTGATTGGTCAACACGTCATTCGCGTGAAGTTCAACCGCGACCCGCTGGAGCGCCGGCCGTACCACAAAGCCAGCTTTCAACCGGTGCCAGGCTCGTTCTGGGGTGCTGGCATTCCTGAGCTGATGAGCGACATTCAGGACGTGTGCAATGCCACTGCGCGGAGCCTGATAAACAACCTGGCCATTTCATCTGGCCCGCAAGTCGAGGTGGTCTGGGAGCGACTGGACCCCACCGAAGACGCCGAGGATATGTACCCCTGGAAGATATGGCGCACCAAAGATTCCCATGTGGCCGGCAACAACCCCGCCGTTCGTTTCTTTCAGCCCGACAGCAACGCCGCCGAGTTACTGGCCGTGTATGAAAAGTTTGAAATACGGGCCGACGACGCCACCAACATTCCCCGCTACACCTACGGCAATGAGCGCGTGGGCGGTGCAGGCAATACGGCCTCGGGCCTGTCCATGCTGATGGAGTCGGCCAACAAAGGCATTAAAGACGCCATACGCCACATTGACCGCGGCGTGATCCGTCGCGTCATCGAGGCCTTGTGGTTGCACAACATGCAGTATTCCGAAGACAACAGCATCAAAGGCGACGTGAACGTGATCCCCCGCGGCTCATCGGCCATGCTGATACGTGAGCAGACCCATCAGATGCGGTCTACCTTCCTGCAGATGACCAACAACCCGACCGATATGGGCATCATCGGCCAAGAAGGCCGGCGTAAGTTGCTGGAGTCCATCGCTGAAAAGCTGGATCTGGCGAGCATTATTCCGACCGAGGAAGAAATGGAGCAGAACAGCGCGGCGCAGAACGAAGCCGGCCAGGCCATGCAGCAACTGGAGCAGGCTATCAAGCAGGCGGAAGCGCAAGACAAGGCCGCCAAGGCTGAAAAAACCATGGCCGAAGTGGCGGAAACTCAGGCGGATACCGAAAGAACGCAAGCGCTGACCCCGCTGGACGCCCGCAAGTTGCTGGCTGAAATCTACAAAATGATGCAGGAGCCCACGAATGGACGAGCAGGACTGGAAAGCGCTGGCCCGAATCAGCAGCTCGCCGGACGGCAAGCGCCTACTGGCTATCCTCGCCCGGCAACGGGAGGACTGCAGGGACAAGTTGGAGCGCCTGCCGGACGCCCAGCAAATTTCCCGATCCCAGGGGGCCGCTGAAATCCTCAGAGATTTGATCCAGAGCCTGAACGAATCCCGCGATGTCGTGAATAAGCGCTTCACCCCGAACTAAACCCCAGCCCGATCCGTCGGGCCTCACACAAAAACCGCTTTCTGTCATGGGAGGCGGTTTTTTTGTGGGCGATCACTCAGTTGTTGAACTGCAGAAGCACCTGAATCCGTGACCCCTTGATCGTGAACCCCGGTTTAACCGGCTCACCGCGCATGAAGCGCACAGGAGTTGAAATGTCAGCACTACCGAAGTCCATTCAGCAGCAAATCGAAGAAGCACAACGCCACTTCGAACCCGTCAAGAACCCCGAGGTAACAACCCCGACTCCTGACGAGCCTGTTGCACCGGACACTGCCACGCAATCCGCCGACCCCGAGCCGAACGCCGACGACGAAAAGCACTCCCAAGATGAGCCAAAGCGCTCGGAAGGTTACTGGGAACACCGCTTTAACGTCATAAATGGCAAGTTCGTCGCCGAGGTGTCCGCGCTGCGTGATGAGGTTAAAGGCCTGAAATCGACGCTTGAGCAGAAAGACCGCCAATTAACGGAGTCGCAACACACTCCCGCCCCATCGGGCAACCCTGGCGGCCTGACGAATGAGCAGATTCAGGCGGGCAAAGATGAGTTTGGTGACGACTTTGTATCGTTCGTGCAAAAGATGATCGACAGCAAAGCCCCGCCCGATAACTCAAAAGTGCAGGAACTGGAAGGCAAGGTTCGCCAGTTTGAGGAACGCGAACAGCAAAAGAGTCAGGCGTCATTCTGGACGGTCCTGCCCGAGCTGGTTCCCAACTGGAAGGACATCAACGCCGACCCGAAGTTTCACGCCTTTCTAGCCCAATACGACCCGCAGACCGGAACCCAGCGCCAGAACGATTTGGTGGCTGCGCAACAGGCACTGGATGCCGACAAGGTAGGCGCCATCTTCAACGCCTTTAAAAACAACCAGCCAGCCCCTCAACGCAAAATCCCCGACGATCAGATAGATCCGCAGTCCAGCCGCTCCAACGGTCAAGCCCCGCAAGGCGGCACGATCTGGACGGGCGCCGAGATCAAGCGGTTCTATCAGGAGAAGTCGCTGGGTAAATACAGCGCAGACGAGGGGCAGAGGCTGGAAGCCGATATATTCCAAGCCCAAAAAGAAGGCCGCACCCGCTAAGGAGCGGTCTGGGCATTCATGATTGAGAGGTTATTATCATGGCAGGTCCAACTCGTGACGCAGGTCATCCCAACTATTCCAGCACCAGTGCCAGCGGGTTTATCCCGTCAATCTGGTCGGGAAAGTTGGTAGAGAAATTGTATCAATCTACGTGCTACGCGGAGATTTCAAACACCATCTACGAAGGTGAAATAAAAAGCCGTGGAGACTCGGTTCAAATCCGGACCACGCCCAGCATGATTATCCGCGACTACGAGGTTGGCGGCGGGTTGACCTACGAAAAGCCCACCAGCGACAAGGTAGAGTTGCAGATTGACCAGGCGAAGTATTTTGCCTTTGAAGTGAATGATGTAGACGAATACCAGGCTGACATTGGGCTGATGAATAACTGGTCTGACGATGGCGGCGAACAGATGAAGATCGTCATTGATGAAAACATCAATGCCTACGCCTACACCGAGGCTGCTGCAGAGAACGCGGGCGCTGCGGCTGGCGCTAAGTCCGGCGCTCTGAATCTTGGCGCGGCGGGGGCACCGGTGGTCATCACCAAGGCAAACATCCTCGATGTTCTGGTGGATTGCGGCACTGTGATGGATGAGCAAAACGTACCAGGTACCGGACGTTATGTGATTCTGCCGGCCTGGATGAACGGGATGCTGAAGAAGTCCGATCTTCGTGACGCAAGCATAACGGGCGATGCGGAGTCTGTTTTCCGTAATGGCAAGGTTGGGATGCTGGACCGCTTCATGGTTTACACCAGCAACGGCCTATCCACCGTCACCGACGCCACCACCACCAATCAGGCAACCAACGTGATCTTTGGCCATAAGAAGGCGCTGACCTTTGCTAGCCAGATGACCAACATGGAAACCCTGCCCAACCCGAACGACTTCGGTAAGCTGATTCGTGGCCTGAACGTCTTTGGCCGCAAAGTCATTGATCCAAACGCCATCGGTCACCTGTACGCCGAACACGGCTAAACCCACTCAGCGGGCCATCCTTCGGGGTGGCCTTGCTGTTTCAGGAGTATTTCCATGGATCTGATTCGCGCCCTGGAAGGGGCTAAAACCAAAGACGAACTCGAAGATCTTGGTATTGAGTATCTGAGTGTCGATGTGGACAAGCGCAAAACCAAAGAAGTGATCCGCGCCGAGCTGCTGGCCGAGGCGGAAAAACTGCAGCCCGAAGCGCCACGAACGGCGGCAGAGAAGCCCGTAGCGACATCAAAACCAAACCCAAGCGCTCGTATGGCTCGCAACGTAAATACAGGCCGAGTGATGCCGTGGACAGCTGCAATGGCCAAGTTCTCGCACATGGAGGAAGTCTGAGCCATGGCCGTCATCGTTTCCGAGATTGTCGATAACGCCAAGCTGATCCTGCAGGAAATAACCGCAGACGGCACCCGTTGGAAGAACGCTGAAATATTGGGGTGGCTGAACGAGTTTTATCGGGCAACGGTGCAATTGCGCCCCGACGCTTTTTCTGTGAATGAAAGCATGGCCTTGATTACCGGCACCAAACAGACAATCCCCGTCAGCGGCTTGCGCTTGCTGGACGTGATTCGTAACGGCACCGGTATGGCCGTCATGGTCACCACCCGCCGAGCACTGGATTCAGCCCGACGCGGCTGGCATTCCGACACACCCAGCGTCGAGGTGGAGCAGTTCACGTTTGACGAGCTTGATCCGACACACTTTTACGTGTACCCACCGGCCATAAGCGGCGCCGAGATCGACATTTTGTACTCTGCCACGCCCGATTCGCACGACACCAATACCGGCCTGACCGACAATTTCAGGCTCAGTGACGCCTACGCTCCCGTAGCTGCCGACTATTTGCTATATCGCGCCTTCAGCAAGGACGCCGAAACACCGGCCAACCTGCAGCGTGCGCAGATGCACTATCAGAACTACATGCAGCAAATGGGCAACAAGGCGCAGGCCGACTCTAGGGCGTCCCCTAACGCTGTTGATGCGTCCGCTAATCCGCAGAGGGCCAGAGCATGACACTGAATGAGATTGTCAGCCAGGTAACGGTCGACGTGCCTGAAGCCCCCTTAATGACCGTGCGCGAGCAGATCAAGCGCATGGCCCGCGAGCTGTGCCAGGACTCCGAAGCCTGGGCGGTGGAGGGCCTTGTGGTGGTGGCGGCAAAATCCGGCTACCCACAATTACTCGCCCCTGAGGGCGGCGAAGTGCTGCGCATTCTGGAGTTGTACGACGGTGACCGCCTGATGCGGCCGGGGCAAGATTTTGAGCAGCGCCGACCGGACTCGATTGAAATTCTCCGCAAGCCACAAAGCGACACCCTGACCGGGCGACTGGCCTGCCGGCCCGAAACGGGCGCTGACCTGCCTGATACTCTCCTGAAAGACTGGGGCGATACATTGGCCAATGGCGCCCGCTGGCGACTCCTGCTGATGCCGCAGCCGTGGCAAAACCCTGAGCTGGGAAGCTACTACCAAGCACAGTATCGAATCGGCTCCACCGACGCCAAACGTCTGGCCATCCTTGGTCATGCTCGCGGCGGCAATCGCGTGAAAGCCCGCCGCTTTATCTGACGGAAGCCCCTATGAAAATTCAACACGCAGCGTTCCGGGGCGAACTGCCTATCCTGGACCCCCGGCTATTGCCCGAAAACAATGCACAGATTGCCCGGAATCTGAATCTGAAACGCGGCACGCTCAAGCCGTACAAAGGCGTCACCGCTGCCTCAAGTCTGCCGGCTACCATCAATCCGGCGAATCTCTGGCGGTACGATGAGGGCAACAATGGCGCCGGCTTCTGGTTTTCATGGGGTGATGCGTATGACATTGACGTGGTGCGTTCCCCGATTGCTGACGACGCCTATGCCCGCGTGTACTGGACCGGTCAGGATGGCCCCAAAATGGGCTCCATTGCGCAGTTGACTGCAGGCGTTGGCCCATACCCTTCCGCCTGGTTTCAACTGGGCGTGCCTGCTCCAGCATCCGCTCCTTCCGTTGCTGCCCCGGCCTCCCGAACGGATGTTCCCGATACCGCGATTGAAACAGCGTATGTGGTGACACTGGTTACCGAGTTTGGTGAAGAGGGCCCTCCATCAGATCCTTCCGGCTTTGCGTTGCGATGGGATGACGTAACCACCAATCCCGACTTTGGTGAAATCGAAGTCACCCTGCCCGCTATACCCACGGCCAACCTGAACATTACCAAGAAGCGCCTGTACCGCGTAGAAAGCGGCGGAACCTATCAGTTGGTAACCGAATTAGCTGCAGCAACCGGCACCTATACCGATAACGTCCTGTCTGAACAGCTTGGCATTTCCTTGCAGTCCCTTGAGTGGGATGGTCCAGATGCGACCATGCGCGGCCTGACCACGCTCCCCGGTGGCTTTCTTGTAGGATTCTTCGGCAATACGCTGGCGTTCTGTGAGCCGTACCTTCCGCACGCCTGGCCGGTCTCTTACCAACTAGCGTTTCCAGATCCGATAGTAGCCATTGCTGTTATAAGCGGAGGTCTGGTTGTGACCACCACCGAGCAGCCCTGGCTGGTCACCGGCTCCAGTCCCGAAGCCATGGCGCAGATGCAGATGGACGTTAACCAACCGTGTCTTGTTAAGCGCTCTATGGTCGATATGGGCGGTTACGCAGTGTATGCAGGCTACGACGGTCTGGTGGCCGTGGGTGGCAGTGAGGCCCGCGTCATAACCGCGGATGTAATGACCCGCGAACAATGGCAGGCTCTGAACCCGGCAACCATTCACGCCTACCGTTATGACGGCGCGTATCTTGGTTTCACCGATACCGGCTCGTTCCTGTTTACGCCGGGCGTTGGTTTTGAGTTCTTCGACACTCAGGCCGACGCCGGCTATTACGACGTGGCCGAGGATCTGCTGTATCTGGTGCAGGGCATCGACATTGTGACCTGGGGCACCGGTGCCGCACAGACCTATACCTGGCGCTCCCGCATCCATGAAATCCCCCCAGGCGCCGCTGGGTTCAGTTGCGCCAAGCTCATTGCCTACGGTTACCCGGTGCAACTGAAGATCTACGCGGACGGCGTGACCATGCTCGACAAGGCGGTTCAGTCCACCAACCTGTTTCGCCTGCCTGCTGGCTTCACCCTGTCCCGTGATTGGGAAGTGGAGATCCAAGGCACAAGTGAAGTCGCCTCTATTCAGATCGCCACGTCGCCCGGAGAACTTGTTTAATGGCCAATCGCCGTCGCTCCCTGCCGCCCGTATCGCCCAAGATTGCGGCCGAACTGCGCCCGCTGGTGGCTGCTATTTCGGAAATCATCGAAACCGGTGAGGGTGTGCGCGGGGACCCGATGGATCGCAAGATTACGCTGCGCGATTTAGTGGATGGTGGTGTTATCACGATCAGCGGAAACTTGAGGGGTGGCGGCGGCACCATTGCACCACAACCAACCCCGCCGAATCGGTCAACCCCACCACCTCCGTCCAATTTCAACGCCTATGGTGGTTTCGACGGTCGCATTGATTTGACCTGGACCATTCCCAGCTCGCTCTACAGCAATCACGCCTACACCAATATCTACCGGGCCGAGACCGACAATTTTGCCAACGCTATCCTGGTTGGCAGGGAAGCCGGCGCGTTCTACACCGACATTGTGCGCGACGATGTAACCCCGACGCTCTACTATTACTGGATCACCTTCACCTCGAAAGGCAACATTGAAGGCCCGACCAACGGCACCGCCGGCACCCCGGCACAGGCCCTAATCGACGTGGAATATCTGCTCGAAACCCTGAGCAACAATCTGGACGATGCGCCCACCACACAAGGGGCCGCGAACGAAACCCTGATCCTACACGCCGAACGCTTCGCCATTCGCACCGGGGAGGCCGGCGCCTTCACCTACCCGCTTATCATCGCGGACATTGTGGGCGTGCCGACCGTGGTGCTGGACACCGCCATCATCCGCGACGGCACCATTCAGTCGGGCCAGATTGGCGCCCTAACCTTTGGCAAGCTGGTGGCGGCGGACGGCTTTACCCCCATTACCACGGTGTCTGGGCTGCTCAAGGCCGACTACATCGATGCGGATAACCTGAGCGTGGCCAGCGCGGCGACGTTCTACGGTGATGCACAGTCAGGCAGTTTTCAGACTGACGTGGACGGCTGGAAGTTTTGGCAGACTGGAAGTCTTGAGGCGTACAACGTCACGGTGCGCGGCCATATCGAAGCGGATTCTGGTTACATTGCCAGCACCTTGCAGATTGGGGGCACACCGGACGATCTAGCGACGGTGCAGAGCAATGCCGCATCGGCCATTACGACTGCAAATGCCGCCAAGACCAAGACCGACGCCTGGACCAGGCCAGGATTTACCCTCATTGACGGCAACAAGATTTACACTGGCGATGCTTACGTCGATACGCTTCAGATTAAAGGACAGGCGGTTACGTTTCCGAGAGGCATAAGCTCTTCTGCAGTGTCTTATATCAGTGCTGGTGCCGGTTATTATAACATGATCTCCTTAGCAGTCGCGTCTACCGGAGCGCCCATAATGTTTACGGCAACTTTCAGTGGTTACTTGAGTGGTAGCAACCAGTCTGGATGGATTAATCTGCGCGTGGTCAGGGGTGGCACCATTGTTTTCGGTCCCGTAACAATACTTAACGCATATCTAAGCGATCAAACAACATACACTGTGGATGGGATTTCTTCACTTTCTTTTTACCTAGCCAGCGCGGTTTCAGGGACTTACACCATGCAAGTAAGTAAATACGGGGGCAGCTACATAAGTTACCGGTATAGGGCTTTAACCGCTTTAGAGGCTAAACGATGAAACAATGGGCAATCTATGACAACACAGGCTTTATTGATCGGGTGTACTACGGTCCTGAAACAGAGGCAATGATTCAACCATCTGAGTTTGAGTCTGTTATCGAGTTGGGAGGCACGCTTACCGATAGGACGGCTTACGTGGTAAGTGGACAAGTTAAACCTAAAAGGGTTTTTCCAACTGCACTTGACAAGTCACAGATTGTAGCTGATGGCATCGACGAGTGTGTTATCACCAACATCCCCGCAGGTACTACCGTCAAATGGCCAGATGGTCAGACCGACGAAGTGACTGATGGTCAGACCGACGAAGTGACTGATGGCGAGGTACGCTTTGCCGTGGACCTCCCCGGCACTTACATCCTCAAGCTCACCGCCGTAGCGTATCTAGACAAGGAGATCACCATTGCAGCGATCCCTGCAGCTTAACCCGGACCACCGGCCTGCGGTCTGGGCACAGATCCGGCAATGGCGTGAGGCACACAAGCGCGCCCCAGTGGCCACAAGCTTCGGCGTGTTCGATGCGGACAACGAATCCGACAACAACTTTACGGAAATGATCCAGTTTTTTGATGGGCTTTCGACACTGGTGGATGGCAAGCTGGCATGGAAGCGGGAAGACAACAGTTTCGTGCCGTTAAGCAAAGCGGAAATCATTCAGGTTCACGCGGAAATAGGACAAGCCAGAGCGAATCGCGGCGCGGTACTGCACGTCAAAGCCGAGGTGTTCAATCAAATGACGCCAACACCCACGCCCGCGCAACTTTCTAGCCTGAGTTTCTGGCTGGCACAATAACCTTTCTCTAAAACCCGAATCTACGACCGCAACTGTCTAAATAAACAGCATTGCGTGGTAGACTATTGCTCATAATCTGCACATGGGGCCATAACATGCCACGACCCAATGAAGCGGCTTTGCATCAGACAGCTAAGCTGATCCCTCCCGAAGATATTGACTCCGCATGGCCCGGTCTATCCGTCGGCTTTCAGGCGGTAAAGGCCAAGGCAGGGCTGGACGACCTCAACCTTATCCGTCAAAGGCTCATCACCCGGCAAGCCTTTTTGTTTGTTGCGCCCAACGGTTTTTTTATCCTCCTTCCCATTCATACAACTTGCCCCGCTGTTCTGGTTTGGGTGGCCTACGGGCTTGGAGGTGGGCAGATAAAAAAGTACGTCCCTATTATTGAGGCTTTGGCGCTTGAGATAGGCGCCGAACAGATCGAGATCGAGTCGCCGAGGCGAGGGTATCAGAGGATTTTCCATGACTGGCAAAAACTTGGCGACAGGTACATCAGGAGGCTTTCATGAGCGGCGGCGGCGGAGATAACACAGTAAAGGATACCCCGGAGCAGAAATATCTGGCGCAAGTAGCCGCTGAAAAGTGGAACTTTGCGCAGGATAAGCTGGCGCCGCTTGAAGATGATTACATGGCCAGCGTTGAGCAAATGGACTCCGCGGGCAATATGTCCTATATCCGGGGCCGAACCATGCAGGCGCAAAACCGCGCACAAGGGGCAGCGCAAGGTCAAATGGAAGACGGTCTTGGCCGTGCGGGCATTAACCCGAACAGCGGGCGCTATCAGGGCGAGGTAGCCGGACTCAGCGATGAGGTGGCCGCGTCCGGTGGCGAGGTTCTGGGCCGCGCAGAGTTTGAGCAGGACAGCCAGAAGATCATGGGCCTGCAGAACATCACTGCTATTGGTCAGGGGGAGTCAGGGCAGGCTCAAGCCGGCTTATCGCGACTGGCGCAAGAGTCGTCCAGTAACGCCATCAGCAATGCGCGGAACGCCTTTAGCCGGCGCAGTGCCAACCTACAGTTGCTGGGAAATGTGGCCGGAGCAGGCACACGCTACGGAATGGAGGCGTCAGCACCAGCGCCCACTCCTGGCCAGTACGGCATGAGCACCGATTTCAGCACCCAACCCAACAACTTTGATATGGGCAAGTCCAGTGGCGGACTCTACAACTTTGCAAACAGGGGCGGCTGATATGCTCACAAACTTCTGGAATGGCGAGCCGGCCTCCACTACGCCTAACTCCATCGACCCCAACCAAGCCTTTACGGGCAATCAGGGCGCATCCCAATTACTGGGGCAACTTAACCGCGCTCAATGGGAAGACTGGAAGCAACGCTTTGCGCCTTACGTGGAACAGCTGGCCGGTGAAGCAACCGACCCGAACGCCGCCACCAACGCCGCGACTCAAGCCAAAGATGCCGTGGGCCTGGCATTCGATTCTGCCGCGACCATCAACAATCAGAGCCGCGAGAAATACGGCATCGCCCTGAATCCCGCGCAACAGCAAGCGCAAGAGCGCATGAACGTCACAGGCCGTACCGCTGCTATGGCGAGCGCCGGCAACGAGGCCCGCATATCCGCACTGGATCGCCAGCAATCCATCCTGGCGGGCGGCATGGGGCTGTCCAACATACCTGACCGAGTGATGAACCAATGAGCTACGGATTAATGGGTTTACGCCGCGATATGGAATCGGACGCCCTGCAGGGCATCGGCGATCTGGCCGGTCAGCAAGCGGAGCAAAAGCGATCAAACGACGCCATCAAGGCTGCAGAGAAATCGCAGCAAATGAGCGCGGTCGGCACCGGTGCAGCCGTTGGCATGATGGCTGGCGCGCAAGCCGGTTCCGTAGGTGGCCCCGTGGGCGCCGTCATTGGCGCAGGCGTCGGCCTTGTCGCTTCATTTATTTTTTAAGGAGCCATCATGGCGCTGGACACTCGCGGACTCGCATCGGGATTTGGGCAGGGCTTTGGCCTTGCGGATCAATATTACGCACGGCAACACCGGCAAGGCTTGCAAGATCAGCAGAGCGAGCGGGCGGACGAAAGCTTTGATATGCAGAAGCAGCAGTTTGCCGGTCAGCAGGAAGACGCTCAGCGCAACCGCAACCAGGAGCAGGCCAAGTTTGTTCTTAGCAAAGCGGCCCAAGGGGTCATGCCAAATAATGAAGAATTGACGTTTCTTAAAGAGCACACTGAATACTGGCCTGCTTTCGACCCCGAAACTGACACGGCCATCGAGAACGCGCAGCGCGTGATTGACCCGAACGACCCGATGGGCGCCAACGACCCCGAAGCCCTCTATTCGATGAACTTGCTTTTTGGTCATCGCGTGAATCGTGGCGAAGGCGGCAAGAAGCGCATCGCAGGAATGTACCCTGGCAGCGAGCCCGAGAAGGTCACGTTTGATCTAGGCGTGACTGGCGAGGACGGAAAAGAAGTTTTGCGCCCTATGACCAAGAACCGGGGTGTAGAAGGCGACGACGAGATCCTGCAAACCAATGTTGGCACATTGGTAGATCAAGTGCAGGGCTACCGTATGATGCGCAACGCTTTCCAGACACCTGAAGGCCAACAGACGGCAGCGAAGATTAATGCAGCATTGCGTGGCGACCAACCAGGAAAAGCCAAAACGGCAGTGGTCAAGGGCAAGCTGGTGAATACGGATACCGGCGAGGTGATCGGGGATTATAACGACGCGCAAAGCCAGGACAATGCAGACTGGCGGAAAATGAACGATGGCTCTTTGTTTAACCAGCGAACAGGCGAAGTAAAAAAATCTGGCGAGCAGTCCCAGGGCGCGGGCAAGGCAGACTGGCGAAAACTGAACGACGGCACGCTTTACAATCAGCGCACCGGAGAATCCATCAAGGCGGGAGATCCGGCTTCCATCGGTGGCGGCGGAAAAGACCCGGCGAATGTGAAAACCGCTAAATGGATGATGGCCAACATGGCTGATGTCAATACGGCGGAAGAAGCCTGGGACAAGTTAAAAACCGCCACCACCGACCCGGCAAGATACGTGTCTGATTACATCGACCAACGCATTGAATATCAAAAAGACAACGGGCCTTATCCCGGGGAGGATGGTTACCGCACGCCAGACCAAATGCAGGACGACGCGCTCATTTCTTTGCAGACCGTCCGTAATTACAACGGCAAGAAAACTCCCAACCCTGGTTCGAAAGGGCTAAAGGTGCCCGGCGACACGGCTGAAGCATTGCCGGTGAGCGGGAGGTCAATTAAGCAGGAGAACGGGAGCTATTCTGGCCGCATAAACCGCGACCCACAGCAAACCGCTACCACACAAGCGCCAGCGAACACCGGCCAGGCAACGGCGCCCACCGCTGCCATTGATATGCTCAGGAAAAACCCTGACCTCGCCGCGCAGTTCAGACAAAAATACGGCTATCTACCGGAGGGTTTTTAATGGCTAACGCCTTTGATCGCTTTGATTTGCCTGCATCGGGTGGTCAGTCGTCCGCCAATCCGTTTGATGCGTTCGACGCGGCGCAGGGTCAGCCGATACCGAGTGGCTTGCGTGAAGTTGACCGCCGCCTGCCGGCTAACAACGAAGGCGCCACCGGTCAAAGCATTGCGGGCCCTCAGATAGAAACCCTAACCCAAGAGCCAGAACAAGAGTCCGGTTCCATTTTTCAGGACGCTGCCGGCTTGTGGGGTATGGGCTCCGGCTCATTGCTGGAAGGTGCGGGCTGGTTGTTCAACAGCGACGAACTAACCCGCCTTGGCTCCGACGCAAAAGATTACTGGCAGAAAAAGCTGTCACCCGAGCAGGTGGCCGCGAACAACAAAAAGTTCGTGAACGAGGATTGGAGTCTGGGCGAAGGCGCAACCGATATACGGACGTACTTTGGTCTAGGCGTTCAGTCGCTGCCGATGATGGTGCCTGGCATGGGCGCTGCCGGCGTGACCGCCAAAGCCGCGACGGCACTGGGCGCCGGGAAGAAGTTGGCCGCTGGGCTGGCCGCTGCAGCAGGCTCTTCCGGTGAAGGCGTGACCATTGGCGCCATGGTTGGACAGGAAGTGGATCAGACCATTCGCGGAATGTCCGAAGCGGACAAGATACAATCCCCTTACTATTCGGATCTGCGCAAGCTGTATGGAGAAGAAGAAGCCACCAACCGACTGTCTACCATGGCCGCCAACCCCGCCGCACTCAAAGCGGGAACGGTAGGCGCCGCGCTGGGCCTGGCTTTCAACAAATTCCTGGGTGACGCGCTGACGGGCCGACTGTCTGGCGGCCCAGTAGGTGAAGGCGCGAAGGGGCTTGTCATTGAGGGTGGCACGGAAACCCTGCAATCTGGCATGGAATCCGACTCCAAGCAGCGAGCACTTGAAAAATACGCCGCGCAAGAATATTCCTACACCGATCTGGTGAATGAAATGGTGACCGGTTTGGCTGCCGGCTCCACCATGGGCGCAGGCGTGGGCGCTCTCGGCGGCATGGCGGGCAGTTCAGGCGCGACAACCGAAGCGGGCGGAGAGGCTGACACCGCTCCCCCCACCATTCAGGATGAAGTCCAGGGAGGCTCTGCCGACTTGGCACTGCCAACCCTGCAGCCAGACGCACCCAGTGGCGACAACGCACCGGTCAACGACTACTCCGGTCGTCCTGATTGGGCAACCGATCAAACCAACGTGTTCCGTGACGGGGTTCAGCCAAGCGCTACCGTCGCTGGCAATCCTTTTGATGTGTTCGATCAGGCGCCAGTCTCTGCGCCGTCCAGCCAGGGCGCCCCTCAGAGTGAACAGACTGCCGAGCCGGCGCCGCCAATTCCTGCCGCATCCGAGTCATTGACCGAAACCGGCACCGGCACGTATCGCGTTCCCGTCGATCAGATCCAGGTTGACCCGAAAGCCTACCAGTTCCGCAGCCGCGTCAATGAGCAGGGTGTGGACAAGCGCCTTGAGGGCGTTAAGAAGTGGGATGACGGACGCGCCGGGGACATTCTACTGCACCGCCGCGAAAACGGTTCCCTGTACGTCGCTGACGGCCATCACCGGTTAGACCTGGCCAAGCGTCTAGGTCAGAGCGAAGTCAACGCCCGTGTAGTTGATGAGGCGGACGGCGTGAGTGTACCCGATGCCCGACTGGCTGCCGCCACCAACAACATTGCGGACGGCAAAGCTGAAGCCCTCGACGCGGCTAAGGTGTTCCGTGACGGCAATACACCCGCCGACAAGGTGCGCGACAAATTCAACCTGCCCAACAATCAGCTGGTGCGGGATGGCGAAGCCCTGGCCAAATTGTCAGACAATGTATTTGGCATGGTTGCGGCCGGCCAGATGAGCGAGAAAGACGGCGCCACCGTGGGGACGGCTTTCAGTGAGCAATCACAGCAGGAGGCCGCGGCCAAAGCGTTCCAGAAAATTGAACCGCAAACCGATTACCAGCGCCAATTGCTGGTTAACGAGATCCGGGCCGCCGAGTTTGCACCGTCCAGCGATAACCAGGGCGGGCTGTTTGGCGAGGACGCCCAAGAAATCAGTCTGATGCAGGACCGCTTGAAGGTCTTGGACAATCTGCGCCAGCAACTCAACTCTGACAAGCGGCTGTTCAAGAGCCTGAACACGCACGCCGACCAAGCGACCAGCGCCGGCAATCAGATTGCCACCGAAGCCAACGAGAGCATTACCGAGCAGAGCGCTCGCAGTCTGGATCTTATTGGCCGTGTCACCACCACGCCAGCACTGAATGAAATGGTCAACCGTGCTGCGCGCCGGGTGTATGATGGTGAAAGCCGGGCCGCCGTGGTCAAGGATCTGAAACAGGAGCTATTGAGCTATGAACGAGGAACATATGGGCCGGATAGCCGACGAGATGGCAAAACACAGGGCGAGCAACCGGCTGCTAAACCAGGGCAAGAGCCGAGAGCAAGTCAACCAGTACCTAAGCCAGACACCACTGAAGCAGGTCAAGGCGGACAACCTGAAATCGGACAGCCAGAAGCAGCCCCCGACCTCGACCTAACCACCCAAACCGAAGCCAGCCTGGCCAAGCAAGCCGCAGACCGCGATGCTACCGAGAAGGCCGCTACCAAGGCCAAGCGTGACGCCGAGCAGAAAGACAAGGCCGATGCCCAAGCGGATGATTTCGTACTATCTGGCAGTGACCGGCAGGCGGATGTGGCCGAGGCGCGTGGACAGAATGATCTGCTTTCACAGGCCGCAGCAGAGACGGACACAAGCCCCACCGAAGGACAGGTAAAGGCAGATAATTATAAAAAAGGCCATATCCGCATTCAGGGCATAGAAATTGCCATTGAGAACCCGAAGGGCTCCACACGCTCAGGAACCGACCCGGATGGAAAGGCGTGGGAAAACACCATGGCTCACCATTACGGTGACATCAAAGGCACCACGGCGGCAGACGGCGACAACCTGGATGTGTTCATTGGCCCGGATCCTGACATAGATCAGGTGTTCGTGATTGACCAGCCCAACGCTGACGGCACCTTTGACGAGCATAAAATAATGCTTGGTTTTCAGAACGAGAAGGCCGCGAAGGCCGGGTATCTGGACAACTATCAGAAAGGCTGGACCGCTGGCCCCATCACCCGTATGAGCACCGATGAATTTAAGGCCTGGATGCAGGATGGGGATACAACCAAGCCGATTGCTGAGCCAGAATCAAAACCCAGTCAAGCACCAAAAGCCGCTGATGCCAAGCCTTCCAGTCAGGCAGAGAGCAAGGCGCCGGCAGCCAGTCAAGCAAGTGGCGCGCCTAATCGGGACTCCATTATATCTGATTTCGGCCAGAAGCTAGAAGGCGCCCGAAAGGATTACGCAAGCCGCATGGCCGACGCGAAAGAGAAAGACGTTGCCGGCGTACCGCTGTCCGAATCATGGCCTCAGCCTGACTACCAGAAGATGATTGATTCTGGCGCTGATCCGGTGGCCGTTGGGTTTGCCCGAGCGGCCCGCGATGAAGTGCCATCAAAGCCAAGGGCGGCGTGGAAGCTAAAGGGGTGGGTGCGAAAAGTAGAGGCGCTGCGCACTTTCACAGAATCCATCATGGCCGGCGATGTCAGCATTGAGGATGTTCGCGCCAGCGCAAAAAGTGACCCCTATCACGCCGTCGATTCTGACGTGTTTAGCCGCGCCGAACTTTATGCAGCTGTAGGCCACAGTGCCAGCCTTAAAGGTTTGAGATTCCACTCTGCTCACTACACCATGTTTGATGGCGTAAAAGGCAACTTTAACAAATGGCTGGTTGAGCGCACCGCTAAAACAACCTCATTCGGAAATATGCCGAAACGGTTGGTTGTTGCTGACACAAAAGACGAGGCGATTGCGAAGTTTAAAAAGCTGCAAGCAACGCTGGCAGAAAAAGATAATCCCTCCAAAAACACGCGCTTTGATATTTACTCCAACCGCCACGACAAAACCGACGTGTTCATAGGCAAGAAAATTGGCAGCAACGTGGTGCGAATTAAAGAGGGCTTTACGAATGTAAAAGATGCGCGGGTGTATCTGGCCGAAAACCAAGCCGCGCTCGATGCTGCGCTGGAAAAAATGAAAAACATCCCTGCCCACCGAAAGTCCAGCAACTCACCGAGAGTAGGCGCGGATCACCGCAACGGCGGCGACGTGACACCGGAGGCATTTGCTGAAGCTCTGGGATTTAGAGGCGTTCAGTTTGGAAATTATGTGGAGCAGGGCCGGCGCCAAGCCGACTTGAATCAAGCTTACGATGCGCTGATGGATTTGGCTGGTGTGATTGGCATTCCCGCAAAAGCGATTTCACTGAACGGCGAACTTGGGCTGGCGCTCGGCGCCCGCGGAAAAGGCGGTAAACGCCCTGCGGCCGCACATTATGAGCCCGGGCAGATTGTCATTAACCTGACCAAAAATAGCGGCGCCGGAAGTCTGGCGCATGAGTGGTGGCATTCGCTGGACAACTATTTTGGCCGTGAGCGAGGGGTTGGAAGCAGCACACGCTTTGCCACTGACGGTATGCCCGCCGACTCTATCCGCCCGGAAATGGCAGAGGCGTTTAAGAAGATCCGCCAAACCGTTAACCGCTCAAAGCTCAAGCAGCGCAGCCAGTCGCTGGACAAAGTGCGCACGAAAGCCTACTGGTCAACCGACATTGAAATGACGGCCCGATCCTTTGAGAGCTACGTGATCGAAAAACTGAAAGACCAGAACGCCAGTAACGACTATCTGGCCAACATTGTTTCCGAGGAATACTGGAAGGCGTCAGAAGCCCTCGGCATGGAAGACAGCGACAGTTACCCGTACCCCGAAGCCGCCGAGATCCCAGAAATCCGCACCGCCTACGATGCGTTCTTTGAAGTTGTGGAAAGCAAAGAAGCCGACGATGGCAGCGTGGCGATGTTCTCCCGCGAAGGCGAGTTCCTACGCTCCCCAACCCAAGCCACCCCCAACCTAACCGCCACCCAAGCTGAAACCATCACCAGCGGCCTGATGGACGGCTGGAAAGGCAAACCCGACGTTATCATTACCGACCGTATCGCCCAGCTCCCGCAGAAGCTACGCGAAGCCATACGCAAGGCCGGCGCAGAAAGCGATATGCGCGGCGTATTCTTCGAGGGCAAGGTTTACATTCTGGCTTCCCGCATCCCCACAAGGGCGGCACTGGAAGAGGTTGTATTGCACGAAGTGGTAGGCCACTACGGTTTGCGCACGATGATGGGCGCCGATCTGAAACCGCTGTTGAATCAGGTGTATATGAGCTTTGCCCAGTCGGCCGAAGCCAAGAAGATCATCCGCAACTACTTCCCGAACGGTGACTTCAGTGCGAGCAACAGCAATCACCGGCTGACCGTGGCTGAAGAACTGTTGGCGCACCTGGCCGAAACCGGCAAGCACCAGAAACTGTGGAACAAGATTGTGGCCGCCGTGCGCGAAGGGCTCAGAAAACTTGGCTTCACGCTGCAAATGACCGAAGCTGATTTGCTTGGTATTCTGGCGGGAGCGCAAAAGGTGGTAGAGCGGGGCGGATACTCTCAGCCGTCAAGCGCAGATAATAATTTCAGCCTCGTCATGCGGGATCTCGATGATCAACTACTAACGAGCGGAGGTGGCTCTTCTCGGTTAAAGAATCCGGTATATTTGAAAGACGGAAGCCGTCTGTCTGGATTCACAAACCCAGCGGAGCAGACAACCTTTTACGGGTACGATAAAAATGGCGAAAAGTTCACACTGCACAGAGACCGGATCGAGCCTGAAAGCATTGTGTCGTCCAGAGACGGCAACAGAACAGCGAATAAGATCAGGGAAGGGCTGCAGGCCGTATCACCTGACACCTCAGGAGAAAGAATCAATGCGGCAAGAATTGAAAGCGGCAATTACTCGCCTGATGGCGTAACTCCTTCTAGTTTCAGCCGCTCCAGCCAAACCGATACCGAAGCCTTCCAGAAATGGTTTGGCGATAGCAAGGTGGTGGATGAGAGTGGGCAGCCGCTGATTGTTTATCACGGGTCCGGTAGCCGATTCGATACTTTCGATGAGCAGAGAATGGGCAGTTTTACGGGGGCCGAATCTGCAGGAGAAGGCTTCTTCTTTACTGCAAACAGAGTGTTGGCCGAGCAATTCCGAGACAGCGCACAACTCGCTAGAACCCAGATTGCCGAGATCCGCGCAGCTGTAGAGCAGTTGTCAGAGTCAGATTTCGAGGCGCTAGCAGATAGCTCTGGGATGGTTGAGGACTATTACACCGATGGCAGGGAATTCGTAATCGATCAGATCGTAGAGCGATTAGACGAGGACCGCTCTGCATATTTCGATGACCGCAGTAACATTGACCAAGAGCTACGAAACTATATTGACTCGGACCTGCTGAATACCGGCGAGGTAAAATCGGTCTTCTTGGCAATCAGCAACCCTCGAATCGTTACTGTCGAATCGGATACCGCCTTTGATGACGGTTTGATTGCCCGTGAGGTGCAGACTGCTAAGCGAGCTGGCAATGATGGTGTAATTATTAAGGGCATGCTCGACACTGCCGCCATGGACGACAAAGGCAACAACCTGATTGCTTCTGACGTTTACGTCACCTTCAAGCCCAACCAAATCAAATCCACCGAAAACAACGGCAACTTTGATTCCGACAGCGCCGACATTCGGTTTAGTCGGGCGGGTGACCCTGATGCGCAGCCGTTTGGTCCGCCAAGCGACACGCTCATACGCCAGACCGTATCGAAATTTGCCGACAAGTTCACCGTGCTGAAGGGGGTCCAGCAGAATATTAACGAACGCTTTGGTGAAATTAGCGAAGACGCCAACGCCTACAGGTTCGAAGAGTCGTTCCATGGAAAGGTGGAAAATGACGTTCGCTTGATTCAGGAAAGCATGGTCGAGCCGCTTGCAAAGCAAATGTCCCGTGATGGCGTGACGCTTGAACAGCTTGATGAGTTCTTGTATGCCATGCATGCCCCGGAGCGCAACAAGGTCATTGCGGCCCGCAACCCGGAAATGCCGGACGGCGGCTCAGGCATGATGAATGCAGAAGCCGCCGCCGCCATTAATAGGGTAGACCAGGCTGGCAACTTAACGAAATACAAGTCTCTGGCCGGCAAGGTTCACGCCATGCTAGAGCGCCGCCGCCAGATACTCAAAGATGCCGGCCTGCTGGACGAGGACACGCTTGGGGCGTGGGAAGCCTCATACAAATTTTACGTGCCACTCAAGGGTTGGGCGGCTGACGAGCAACAAACCAGTATGCCAAGGTCCGGTAAAGGCTTTGCCATCTCGGGCAATGAATCCCGACTGGCCGCTGGGCGCAAATCAAAGGCCGCCTCTCCAACCGCTAACACCATCAGCGATTTGTCAGAGGCGGTGCTGCGCCATCGGAAAAACGAAGTCGGAAACGCCTTTCTGAATCTGGTTAACAGCTATCCGAATGGCGATTATTGGCAAGTGTTCACCGCCGAAAACCCAGAAGTCGAGCGCAAGGCTGTAAAGCGCATTGATCCGGCCACCAAAAAAACCGTTGTTCGCGTCGAAGAGCAGGCGGTTCCCATGGCGATGATGAGTGATCGGTATTTCACCACCAAAGTGGACGGCAAAACGCACTACATTAAGCTGGAGGACGAGCGACTACTGAAGGCCATGCGCAACATTGGGCCGGAGAACAACAATATCTTGATCCGCTCACTGAGCGCGGTCACCCGATTAATGTCAACGCTGAACACCAGTTATAACCCCGAGTTCGTTATCTCCAACTTCTCGCGGGACATTCAAACTGCGATATTGAACCTGACATCTGAGCAGTCTTCCGATGATGGCATGGCAAGGGGTACGCGCATCGCCGCTAAGACCGTAAAGGATGTGCCTGGCGCAATACGTGCTATCAATGCCTCCCTCAAAGGAAAGCCGCTGACGGGAAGGGCTGGCGAGTGGCAAGCCCACTTTGACCAGTTCCGTGCAGATGGCGCGAAGACTGGCTGGTTTGACATGAAAGATGTGGACGGCCAGATGAAAGACCTTGAGGCCATGATGTCCATGGCGGGCGGAGGGTTTACCAATCGCTCACGCCAGGCATTTCGGGCGGTCGCGGACTGGGTGGAAAATACCAACTCGGCCATTGAAAACGGGGTTCGCCTATCCGCCTACGTCAACGCCATAGAGGCCGGTATATCCCGTGCGAAGGCGGCATCCCTGGCCAAGAACATGACGGTGAACTTCAACCGGAAGGGTGAGCTTGGCACCACCATGAACGCGCTGTACATGTTCGCCAACGCCTCGGTTCAAGGTACGGCAAACTTCATTCGCACCCTGGGCCGGCTAAACGGCGTAAAAGGTGACCCGATGTGGAGTCGCTTAAACACGGCACAGAAAATCGCTGCCGGCATGGCCGTAGGCGGTTTCGCGCTGTCATCGCTGAACCGCATGGTGGCCGGTGACGATGATGATGGGATTAACTGGTGGGATAAGGTGCCCGACTATGTGAAAGAGCGCAACATCGTCATCATGAAGTCGTTGTATGGCGGCGAGCCTGGCACTTACTGGACGATCCCCTTGCCTTATGGCTATAACATTTTCCCGGTTATCGGATTGAGCATGGAGCACATGCTTGCCAGCGACAAGTCAGCCGGTGACATTGCCGGGAACGTGGTGATGGCAGCGCTGGGCAGCTTCTCACCGATTGGCTTCCAGGAGTCCGGCGAAGCCTACGGCGTCATTGCCAAAAACATCACCCCAACAATCCTGCGACCAATCGCCAGCATAGCGCTGAACGAAAACTTTATGGGCGGACCGATCTATAAAGAAAACTTCCCGTTCGGCACACAGAAGCCCGACAGCAGCCTTTACTTCCGCAGTACACCCGAGGCGTTCAAGGTTTTGGCAGAGGGCTTGAACGACGGAACAGGTGGTAGCGATTACCGCAGCGGCGCCGTCGATCTAAGCCCCGACGTGATGCAGTTTCTTGTTGGCTATTATGGCGGCGGGGCGTACAGCTTCTTCACCAGTCGGGTTCCAAACTTTGCCGTCAAGGCGTCAACCGGGGTCGAGATGGAGGATCGAGAGCTTCCGTTTTACCGGAAAGTAAGCGGTAAAGTTCTCCCCTACGACGATCAATCGAAATTCTATGACCGCCGCAATGAAATTGCTCAACTTGTTGATGAGCGCAAAAACCTGAAAGGCCGGGAACGGCTTGAGTTTGCGAAGGAGTACCGTGGAAAAATGCAACTGCAGGGTATGGTGAAGTCGGTTGAGAAGAGGCTCAAAAGTCTGCGCAATCAGCGCGACCGAATTGAGTCCCTGGAGCTTTCAGCCAGCGAAAAGGATGAGCGCCTGCAGAAAGTCGAACGCCGAATGAAGGGCGCCATCGACAAGTTCAATAAGCGGTACAACGAGGCGAGCGACTAGCGTTCTCGCCAACCCCTAACCAGGCTGATTCTTATATCGTCCAGCTTACCAATAAGGCCAAGGATGGCTATCGGGTAGAGCGGGAACAGGAGTAGCACGCCTGCGGCCATTAAAATCCGCAAGTCGAGAATGCCGCCGACCAGAATGATAGGTATCCCGGCAAGGGCGAAGTATCCGCACCAGTCCATCCACCCCGTCTGATCGTAAATTTCTTTTCGAAAGATCCTCATTTCGAGGGCGAGCAGGATGGCAGTCAGGCCTGAAACCATAATCGCCCAAATGAAATCTGTGCTGACCTGAACGCCAGCTATCGCGACCATTTCACCCATACCGCTGACCCTCCCACAATTTCCGCTTTTTACCCTTGCCGCGGCTCACTGAGCTATAGTCCTTTGCCGGCGTGCAGGTCTCGCTCTCGATAAACCGAACATTCTCAATCCGAATAATTCCATTCTCGACGATTGACTTTAAATCCTCATGTGTAAAATCTCGCCACTCATTCATATGTCACCCCAAAGTTCCACCGTAAACGTCAGCCAGCCCCTGAGCGTACTGCGGCCAGATAACTCGGCCACTACTAGGAATTGATGCTCCGCGAGGGATTGCGTGGCAGTGGCACGATTGGTTGACGAACGCATTTTGTATATCGGCAATCTTTTGAAGGTGCCGCCTAGCTGTTACAGATTTTTCATCCATCCACGAAGGCGCTAGCTTGACGGGAATCTGTGGCGTCTCAAACCCCGCGCACGCATCATCAATGCTTTTGCGTATTCTGTCCTCGCCTTGCACCATAATCTCGTCCAGCGTTGGCCGCCGTGTTTCTAGTGTCCAGTACATAAATCACCCCCTCACATTAGCCCTATGAATCCCCACCACATTACCACTCAAAGAATACACATAATCCGACCAGTCTTGCATCATGCGCGTTCGCTCTGCCAGGTACTGCGCGTGATTGTAAGCCGCTGCAGTTTTGTTCTTTTTGGCGTGAGCCAGCTGCATTTCAATGTGCGCCTCCGGGTACCCCATTTCATTCAGCCGGGTAGATGCCGTGGCCCTAAAATCGTGGCCTGTGACCTTGCCGGTAGCGTAACCCATATACTCAAGCGCCCGGTTGATCGTTGTTGGTGACATCACATCCCGCGGCCGACGCATATTCGGGAATAGCCAGTCACCGGCGCCGGTTATAGTGCGCAACTCCCTCAGAAGCTCAACAGCCCGCTTTGCTAGCGGCACCACATGAATCCTCCGCATCTTCATTTTCTCTGCGGGTATGCGCCACACGGATCCCTCCAAGTCGAAATCTTCCCATCGTGACTGGCGAATCTCTGCCGACCGAACGAACGTCAGCAGTAACAACTCAAGACAGATCCCCGTTGTCCGATTCCCGCCGAACTTTTTCAGCTTACCCAAATACTCCGCAATTTCTTTTTGCTCAAGCGCCCGAGCGTGCTTCACGGCCGGCCTTGAAATGGCGCCCCGCAATGCGGCCGCAGGGTCACCCTCTGCACGCATCGTTGAGGCTGCATACCTGAATACGGCGCTGCACCATTGGCGAACTGAGAATGCGTAGGTGGCTGCACCTCGTTTATCCATTCGCCGCAAGATTTCCAGAATGTGCATGCTGGTCACTTGGCGTATAGGCAACTTCCCAATAAACGGATAAGCGTTGTTCGTCATCGCCCGCTTGAACTGGTCTGCGTATTTTAGCGTCCAGACCTTCGCTTTCTGCTCTGCAAATTCCCGCGCCACGGATTCAAACGTTTGCGCACCCTCGGCGATGTTGTTCAGCTTCTCGGCCTGCCGAACATGCGCGGGATTAATCCCACTTTTGACCAGCTTTCGGGCTTCATCACGCGCCACCCTTGCCGCCGATAAAGACAGCTCGGGATACTCGCCCAGGGCAAAAGCATTTTCCTTGCCGGCGATCCGGTAGCGATATCGCCACAGCTTGGAGCCAGTCGGGCGGATCTCGATGTAGAGGCCGGCACCGTCCGTCATCTTGTAAGCTTTGGCTTCTGGCTTGGCGCGGCGCAGGGCAAGGTCAGTTAGGGGCACGGCGCGCTTTCTCCGATTCTTCGTCGGATTGCATCATGCTTTCAGCCAAGTGCAGCCCGCACTGAAAACCTGCGGTCGCTAACTCGCTGTATGGGTGGCACTCTTTGCAGGCATGATCTCCTGTGAAGCCCTCGCAGTTCATGGTTATGAACCTTGCCAACTTCGCCACCCTTGCCCGAAGCTCCTGCACCTCAGTTATCCCGCCACGATTCCACACATCTATATCAACACCCCAGCTACCGCTATTAGAGCAGCGCGCACTTTTGCAAACTGCAAAGATATACCCGCCGTTCTCTTCTACTTTGCCTGGGCTTCCGCATTTCCAGCATGGCTTCAATTCACCCATCGCCACTCTCCAATTTTATTTGAGGGTATCGCCGGCCATTTTCAGATCTACCCCTAAATCTACCCTCAAAAACCGTAGACTTGAGTAATCCCTGATAGACGCCAACAGAAAGTGCATATTCAAATAATGGCAGATAAATCCATTTTGAGCAGATGTAAATAAATTCGCATACGTCAATAGACTGCCATGGACACTAAGTTTGGTTAATGATAATTCTCGATCATCAGTATCATACGGACTGCAACCGGTTGAAATTTAAAGGGGTAATGGCTGGCGACTGCTGACGGTACCCTCATAGGTACCCGCAATCGCCGCCGCTTGGTTAACTGGCTTTCCGGTATTCTGACACACGCTCATCAATCCATGCGCTGATTTCTGACTGCAGCCATACCGACACCCGGCCAAGCTTGATGGGCTCTGGAAATTCGCCGGCGCTGATCTTGACATAGATAGTCGGCTTACACAGTCCGACAGCTTTGATAACCTCTGGAAGCCTAATAAATCTATCGATCATCCCCTCGCCCTCCGCTTAAAATACCAAACCCCATTCTCAAGCCGGATCTTCACGCCCCGCTCAAGCAACACCCGAGCCTTGCGGGCATTGCAGCGATACCATGCGCGCCTGCTCATACACCACCTCCCGCCTTGTCGGCCTCGTCGCGCCTTTTGTTAGCAGCATGACGCAGAACCGTAGCCACATAACGCCCGCTCACGACCTCGTTGCCCGAAAGCTCAAAGCCAGCGGCTTCGATGTCGAGTTCTTCGGCCTGCTTACGGAGAATTAAGGCATCCGAGTTGCTGGAAGATAGCACGTTGCCTATACGGCACAACGAGCCATAGTTTTCTTCTGTGTTGGCATCCGCTTGGATGATGTCCACGGCATCCTGCAAGGCCGTCACAAGCTCGGCTACTCGCGCCTGGAGGGCGTCACGCTCGGATTTCATGCCCTTGTTCTCGTCACACGCTGCGGCGCTTGCCTCTTCCCACGTAATGCGGATCAGGTCGTAAGTGTCGCTGTCTATTAGGTGCTTTGTGTTCTCGTCGAAGTGCTCTACCAGTTGATCGCAGGTTTTAAAGTCACTCATCACCACCTCCAGCCTTGTCGGCCTCATCGGCGGCTTGTCGATGTAGACTGGCGACCATTCTGATGTCGCTCACAGTCATATCCCGAACCATGTTCTCGGCTATCGCATCAACCGCATCAGCCTTCTGCCGCAGTAGCCATGCAGCGGTAGAGCTGCCGTTCAAAGCTTTCTCAGCATCATCTCGCCAGAAATATTCTTCGCCTTCCACTCCTCTGACCAGAACTGACTCAAGCTCGGCCACTCGCGCCCGTTCACGTTTCAGTTCAGCGTGCAGATCGTTGACCAGCCTGTTGGTTCCCATGTGCATCATCATGGGCTGGCCGGGCAGTTCCATGAGCCTAAATTGGAAAACCCTCTCGTCAAGATCGTGGTTATCGGTGCTCATGATTCTTGCTCCTGCTTGTCCAGGTAGCGGATTTCCCAGGTCGGGTGATATGGCCGAGGGTGCTGCAGTCCATCCATACGAATGTTTATTTTTGCGCCCCTGGCCGATGTAATCACCCCAGTTTTTGGAGTGATTCCGCCCGTGTACTCGACACGTGCCCCACGCTTTGCAGGAACGCTGTAATAATCACGGATGTATTTCATGCTCACGATTCTTGCTCCTGCTCAGGTGGCGCTGCTAGAAAGGACTCAGCTTCCGACCGCCAGTCAGGGCCATGTTTTGCGTAAAGGCTCAACATCCAGTCGATAACGACCGCCTGTTCGTCCTCGGCTTTTCGCTCTATCTCATAACCCTTTGCCCTCAAGTTTTGAGCGATACCGGCACACACGAAGCAAGGGCGCCCCAATATCCAGCGGGTTTCTGTGTCTTGTGTTGGTACCCACTGCCCTTGCACGGGCTGTTGTGGGGCGGCTGCAAGCATTGCTGCCCACTGGTGGTCTGGCATTGCCGGCCCGTGCCTCCCTTTAAAGGTTTCGCATTCTTCTTGCGCGCCAAAAAAGGCTTCTCTCATTTCCGGAGTAGGCTCAACCGGAACCAGCTTCCTCCCATCCGGCACCACGGCGCTGGGCGGTCTTGCTGAAATCTCGCCTTTGCGCTTAGCAATGTATTCATCCCATCTCGGCAATATCGCCACCGACCCCATGGATGAGCCAATTTCCAGGCCTGACCAGAAAGCCCGCTTCGCTTCAATTTCCCAATCTGGCACCACGGCACCGCACTGAAACTCACTTTCCTGAAGCACTGACGCATCTGCCGTTCTAGCCGCACGAGCAAGGACTCTGGCTAGCTCATCGGGCCGAAAACTTCTAAGGCTACTTAGCTCTCGGTTAAACAGTTTGCGGAAGTAGCCCACATCTAAACCGTATTGATTCGTTCCACGCTCATCCGGCACCACGGCGCTGGGCGGGTGGGTGTAGAGATTTGTGCCTACGGGCAGCGATTGCAGCGCCCCATCGTAAAGTTCAGCAACGGCTTTCTTGCGATCTGTACCAAAAAGCATGTAATCCGAAAGCTCTACAATGCCCACAGGCTCCCCGCCATCCTGCGCGCTGGCTGCTTGCCACTCCCGCAAAGCCCCAACGGTAAGCTGCGGATACATATCGGGAAAGCTTTTAACACAAGACTGTGGCCATGTGTTTATAACCACTTCATCCTCCATGCCTTCCGCTTCAGCGACCAGCAAGGCCGCATTGATCCATTCCTGTAAGTTGCTCATCTCAGTAATACCCCACACATTGCCCCGGATTACACGCCGGCGCTGTTAGAAATAACCAGGCCGAACCCTTTCCAATGCCGCTCGACCCTCCCGCGCGCTCGCTCTGGCGCACGTAATGGCACAGGTTGCGGATAACATCTTCTGCCATCCCGGTATCCCGCGAAATCTGGGCTGCCGTATCGGCCAAGGCCATGCGCTGGTGATAATGACGCCGAACGATTGCAGCCCGGATCTTTTCAACCGTTTCAGCGTTCACACCCCTCGGTGTCCGGCCCTTGCTGACGCTGTACACGTTGCCGCGAGTGGTGTTCAGGGATAGCGCCACGGATGCGTCGTTAAGCTCGCGAGCCTCCGCGGAATTTCTGCGGCCCCGGGCGTAGCGTCGGCGGATTATGGCGCGGAGTTCTTCGCTAAGATTTCTCTCCACTGATTTAGCCGTTGGCTTTGACGACTCCGCGCCAGTGAACACGCTTACCGGGAAAATCTTCGTCAACTCATCTCGCAATCCTGCGCGGTCCGCAGCCCGGTTCAGGGTGACAAGGCACACGCCGAGCTTGTGTCCGCAGTCGCGCTTGGAAAGGCTGCTGTCAGCCTTCTTCATGGCCTTCAGTTTTGCCAGGGTATCGCGGGTTATGGTTAGTTTGATTTTCGGCATTACGCGGCCTCCTGCTCAGTAGTTGATTGTGACGTTCGGGATTTGGCATCTTGCGATCAGAGTGATCGCCTGCTTTGCGCAATCCTCCGGCATCCCGCCTTTAATCATTGCCTCAAGAGCTAACCGATTAACGGCGCCTCGATGGTCTTTATCTGCCTGGCGCGCCAGTATCTCTCTCTTCTGGCGCTGCTCTTCGGCCAGCCGGTCATCTTCAATGCGCTTGTGCTCGGCTTCGATCCGCTGACGTTCTTGGGCAGCGTCACGCTGCGCTTTATCAATGGCAGCCTGGTGCTCACTCTCCCGGCGCTCTGTCGCTTCCTTGACTTCACGCTCCTTCCGTTCGGCCTCTTCCTTTGCCATGCGTTCACGGTTGGCAGCGGCGTCACGTTCTGCCTGTGCGGCTTGCTCAGCCTGGCGGCGGGCATTGTCTGCAGCATCTTTGGCAATCTGTTCCTCGCGCTCTTTCTGTGCACGCTCCGCCGCTTCTTGCCGCAGCCGGTCAAGCTCAGCCTGTTCAGCTTCGTGCTTCGACTGGCGCTGGAGTGCAATCTCAAGCGCCTTAACGGCCTGCTCTTTTGCCCTGTGCGCCTCTGCTTCAAACTCCTGATATTGCGCGTCAACAGTAATTGCTTTCAGGTTGTCTAGCTGAGCAGAGATGCCGGCGGCAGTTAATCCGTCGCAAACATCAAAGCCCTTGATTTGCTCTATGTGATCTTGGTGCTTTGCAATACGAGCATCTTCAGCCGCTTCCCACTCATTCAGCGGGCCTCGGGCTTCGTCGCGCCATGCGTCCAGTTGGTCGCGCCACCGCTTGCGCTCAGCGTCAACCTTAGCCGGCTGCTTCTTTAGATCGGCCACAAGCTCTTTTCCGAGGTTGTCGATAGCCGTTTTGCTTTGGGCTATTTTGTAGGCCATTGAGGCGTACTGCTTTCTGCCTTTCGCGGTATCCAGTGCCGGGGCATCGGACAGAAATTTATCAAGCTCCTGGCGGATGGTTTTCAGGTAAGGATCAAGCCCTTTGTCCGCAGTGAACGTCTGCAAGGCTGTCTCTTTTGGTGGCACCGTCACCAGCTCGGTTGATTCTCTTTCTATGGTTGTGGTCATGCTGCCTTCCTCTTTGTATTTTTGCTGGCGATGCTCTCAACGAAAACAGAAACCATCCTGTGAAATTCCATCAGGTCGCTTTCCAATGCCTCGATATAGTTGTCATCACGCAGCACGCGCTTAACGAACAACTCCTTGCCCACTGACTCCAGCCATGGGCAGTACATGATGAAGTCGCACCACTTGCGTCCGGTGATCCACATGCCGCCCTGAATCTGATCTATGTAATCGTCAACAGCGCTGTCAGGGTTGGCCCAGGTTGTCCCGATCTTCTGGCAGTTGGCCGGGCACTTGATTTCAACCATTCCGTCATCGTCTACAAGGCCGTCCGATGAATACCCGAATACGCTGTCATCGGTCAGAAGCAGGCCAGACTCGCCAGCCAGCAAACCGGTTTCCATTTCGTAGGCCATACGCGCTTCAGGTTCGAGCGTACTTCCACGGCGCATCTGCCACGTAACAAACGTGTCGTCCAAGGGCTTGCAGGCGATACGCTCAAGGGCTACCGTCCATGCGTAATCAATGGCCTTGGCTGCAAAATCGCCAGCCTCGCCGGTCTTGCTCTTTCGTGTCAGCTTGGCGCGGGCATCCACAAACCGGGATGCGGTGATAACTGCAGCTCTGGCCTGTAGCCAAGAGTCAGATCCCTGCACAAGATTAAGCGTAATCATTGCGCCACCTCCGAAACCTTTTGTTCCAGCTCTTTCAGCCTTTCTCCGCGAGTTGCCACGGCATTCTTGAACTCGCCGTAGGCTTTCATATCGCCAGCACTCTTTATCTCTGCCAGACCATCCTTCCAGACCTTTGATAGATCGTCTGCGCTGCCGGCAGTGTTTGCCCTGCCGATCCACTTATTGGCCAGGCCTTCCGATTCCTGTGATTGCGGAGCTCGACTCGCAACGCCCATATCCTGCTCGGGAATATCCCGCGCTTCTTCGACGGTAATCAGGCCACCAAGGGCATCGGCAAACTTGTCGCGCAATGCGTAGCCTCTGGCGCGCCACATAAGCATCCGCTTTGGGTATTGAGTCCACGGCCCGGACTTTTCCCAAAGCCCCGCCTTTCGTGCGTCAGCCTGGCTGAACGTGACTGTGTGTTTGGTAGCGTCACCTTTGCGCCAAACCGTGCAGGTGGCGACCATGCCGCTCTCTTCAAACGATTCTTCATGCCCGCCAAACTTCGGATGGTTCTGAACCAGAGCCAGAAGTGCATCCCCGTAAATCGCAGGCTTGCCATTAATCACTGCAACATTGGCAAGGGACTGGATCGGGTTAAGCCCAAGCTCAGAGCCCATCATCATTGCGACCAGCGCGTCCTGTGGCTTGCCCTGATAGTTCTTTGGCACCATTTGACTGCCGGCCAGCATCTCTGCCATTCGGAAAGCCTCATCCATGCTGTTTGGCTGCAGGGCGAACCCCATGCCTTTTGTTTTTGCTATTGCGTTCATGCCGCACGCTCCATCTGTTTACGCTCAAAAATCACCGCATCAACCAGCGGCGCGTCCTTGACTACCTCGGTAATCGCTTCAACCTTCAGCTTGGCCAGGCTTTTTTTGGCGGCCCCGTTGAGCGCAAAAACCGAGTCATAGAAAATTTCAGGCTCTATTGTCCTCATCGCTTCAACGACTTCGTATGCGCCAAAGCTGTTGTAGCCATCGACAGTTTCCAGGTGGAAGTCCTCACCACTGGCCAGAGCCGATGTCATCTCAATAGCCAGCTCTTCGGTGCGGTTTTCAATCTCTGCCGCTTCGTCAATCTCACGCTGGTTCTGCATGTTTGATTTGTTCATTGCTTCGGCTCCTGTTCCAGCTCGGATAGAACGCTGCGGGCCAATTCGCCGCCATCCCTATCTAGCGCCGTTCTCGCCTCTTCGCCCGAGTCCGTGATCTTTCGGCATAGGCGGGCATTTCCCTCATACCATCGCAGCGCATGAATTAGTTGCTCGTGATAGTTCACGCATTTGACGATGTGAGCGGCGTTATCTTTCGCGTTGCCGTTAGTGCTGTAATTTTTTGGCCACCCCCATGACCCGTCTGTGTCATCGAAGGTGCAAATGGCTTCCTCTGTCTCGGGCCGGTAAACAACAATCTCTCCAGCCCCGTGATCTATTGAGGCCCATGGCCTTGGCGTTACGTTGCTCATTTCGTCGGCTCCTTTTCTTGAGCGTTAAGCATTGCGTCCGCGTAGCCCCAAGCTGACTTAGCAAATGAATCCTGCTTCTCGTCTTGGTCCCACCACTGGATCTCAAAGTGCTTGCTGGCGATAATTGCCTCCATTGCTCTTGCTGCAAAATACTCACGTTTGGTAAGCCCAGGCGAACCGTACTCAATCGCCCCGTTTCCGTGAAAAATGTCCGGCTGCGGCATGGCCGGCATATCTGAATTGTTCATTGCGTCGGCTCCTTTTCCATCTCGGCTAGAACGCTGCGGGCATTTGCGCAGGTGTCTGCCAGCCGTATTTCATTCGGGCTGTAATCACCCTCAAATTCCAGCAGTTCATTCAGAGCCTCAACCAGCCGCTCGTGATAGTTCACGGCCTCAGCTATAGCGCTGGCGTTCCATTTAGAGTCAGGGCCATTACCTGTGTGGCACACGTCATACAGCTTGCCGTCGTCGTCCTTCCTGGCCTGCACTGCATAAAAGCCCTCGCCGCCATGGATAGCAGTATTTGCCGCGTACACAGACGACTCCTGTGCAGTCATCCTGCTGCCGTCCTCGTTTACCAGCTGAACTGCCATCCACGGCCTTGGCGTTACGGTGCTCATTTCGACCCCCTACGCACACTCATTGCGCACGGCGCGCTGGCCAGGCAGACGATTGTGCTAACGACCAGGCCGATGAGTAGGACTGCGGACATTTCGATTAGGAAGGTCATGCCGCTTCCCCTTTTCTAACCAGCGCCGCAATCGTCTCAGCGCCTTCTATGTCAATCGCCAGCTCAGCAAAGGCTTCAGCCAGCGCCAGTGCCTCTTTCCGTGTCACAAAAACCCGCGCCTCTGGCAGTGTGTCGTCCAGTTCGGCGTTCAGGTCTAGCTGACCCATCTGGCCCCTGATTGTGTGGAACACGTTTCTACCGGCTGGAATTGGGTGATGTATCGTTGCGTCGATCATGCTGATTGCTCCGCATCTGGAAGTGGCAAAATGGAGGCGGTAACAATCGCCCGTTTTTGGGCCGCTTGGACCTTGTGAAACCGAGCCCTTGCCGCAAGGCGCATTTCAGCAATTCGGTAGATGTCACATGCCATTTCATTCAAAACCGAATGCAACTCGTCCCTTGCCTCCATACTTAACCCGTGGCGCCATTCCTTAATCACATTCTCTAAAGCATCGACAAGCGAGTAGGGGCCATTCCTAGTTGAAGCGAGCAGGTTCTTTGCATTCTCTAACCTCTTAGACCTCGACGCCTCTGATTGGGCCTGATCCTCAAGCTCTTTGAGTTTTTCCAGGCTCATGCTGCAAACCTCAAGTTGTCGCGCCGCAGGACGTACTCAGCCAGCCGCTGCGCATTTGATTTAGCGTCGATGCCGGTCAGCTCGACAGACTTGATGGGCGTGGCCGTAGCGCCCTTGACGGGGTGCCGGCTGCCGGTGTGGATGGTGCGATGGGTTGTGGTCATGTTGTTTAGCTCCAGTGAATATCTTATGGAACTAACTTTAGTAAACTAAACTCAGAAGGTCAAGAAAATATTCAGTAAACTTAACTGAATTAATTTTATTTTTGGTGGTGTAGGTAATTGCGGGCTAAGCAATCGTGGATATGGCAGAGAGAGCAGGGTCTGAAATCACAAATCAGCTTCACCCGGTCGCTTTTGATTCCTTCCTGCCATGTCGCTTTGGGGGTGTAACGTCAACGCTTTTCATGCCCCGAATAATGCCGAATAACATTTCCTTGTCGCGGTCAGAAAGCTCTCTGTAAATATCGAGAAGGGCGGCTTCGTGGGAGGCGAGCCTTACGCCGGGCAGGTCAGAGTTGCGCTCCGGGCCTTCCTCCATGGCGATCCAGCGGTCAGAGAAGCCGGTTATGTCGCTGAGGGCATAAAGGCTAGCGAACTTTAGGTTCTTTATGCTTCCGGCCATCCACTGAGAAACAGCGCCAGGGGTTACTTCGCAGGCGGCAGCAACGTCCTTGCCTTTAACGCCAGAGATTTTTATTGCTCGCTGAATTCTTTCGTGTAGTTCCATTCGGCAAACAATACGAGATTGTGTGTTTAGTAAGCACATTGAGTGTTGCGCTATTTTATTAAGCATACTAAACTAGCCTCTAAAGCAATCGGAGGTGGCCAGTGAATCTGGAACAAGTTCTTAAGCATTTTGACGCGAAGCCGCACGAGCTGGCCAAGAAAATGGGCGTATCCCGAGGGGCTATTTCGCAGTGGAAATCTGCAGGGATACCGGAAGGTCGCCAGTGGCAGATCGAAGCATTGACTAAAGGAAAGCTTAAGGCTGACCAGCCAGAAGCAGCGTGAGGGAAAACCATGTACGCAGATCCAAAACACATAAAGAAGAACACCTTCAAAATTTCGTTGAATGACGACGATCACCATCTGGTCTTGCTGCTTGCCGAAAGGGCCGGTATGCAGCCCAGCGCTTACATTCGTGAAATGGCGCTAGAACACGTTGCTGATATTTCCAGACCTGAATATAGCCGCCGCGATGCGGGTTAGACACTCACTTTCAAGTCACCGGGGGAGTCATGCCCGAAATCAGCACCGTGCTATCTCAGCGCGAAAGTGAAGTTATTAAGAAATATGCAGACGAAAACGGAATGACAGAAGAGGAAGCGATAGGGCGACTGGCGATGGGCGGCATTACCAGTCGCTTAAAAATCAGAATGAAGAGGGGGGAGGTTAGAGCTTTTAAGTCACCCAAAAGTGACTGAATAGAATTTTAAGTGTCCAGAAACCAAAAAACCCGGCTCAGACGCTGGTTGGACAGCTCGCCGGGTTAATCAGAAACAACTGGAGAAGATCATGCCAAAGGATACGTTCATACGCAAGGTAAAGATCGCCTACTACACAGGTCGCCTGGCATACCTTCGCTGCGTCATGGATCGCGAAGAGGGGATAACCCCTAAGTGGAAGCAGATAGCCCGTGAACACGCCGGGCTGGCGCGTCGCCGCAGTGATCTGTTGACGCCCGCAGAGATTCGCAAAATTGAAAAGAGCAGGGGGCTGGCATGAGCGGTTACGTCTACATACTCAGCAACCCATCTATGCCCGGCCTTCTGAAGATTGGCCGTTCGGTTAATGGCGGGCAGTCGAGGGCCAAAAATATGTATCAGACAGGGGTTCCATCTCCATTTGTTCTTGAGTTCGAAATGCTGGTTGATTGTCCTGAAGACGTTGAAGCGCTAGCTCACGAAGCTCTGCAAGGAAACCGCCCAAGCCGGTCGAGAGAATTTTTCAGCGTTGATCTGATGACCGCAAAGCACGCGGTTATAGATTGCGCCCTAAGGCAAGAAGATTACACGGTCTGCACTCAAGAGGAGCGCGGCATTGTGGAAGATGTCGCCTACCTCGCCAGTAAGTCTGATGATGCCTGGCCAGATGTTCGTGGCGCGATAATCTGGCTGGAGCCAGAAGATATTGCTAAAGCCAGAAATAGAAGGCTTGCCGCAACACGAAACCCACTTATCGGCATGAGGGTTTAGTGATGGCTGCACTTCCGTATATGCAATTTTATGTGGCCGAGTACCAGGCCGACACAATGCACCTGACCGCAGAGGAACACGGTGCGTACCTGCTGCTGATCTTCAACTACTGGCAGACCGGAAAGCCAATCCCAGAATCACGCCTTCAAAAGATCTCGCGAGTGTCCAGCGACCGCTGGGCAGACGTTGAGCAATCGTTGATCGAGTTCTTTGTTGAGACTGACGGCTGCTGGAAGCACGAACGGATTGAAGCAGACCTGATTGCTGCCAAAGATTCGCAAGCCCAGAGAGCCGCTGCTGGCAAGGCTTCCGCAGAGGCAAGAAAGGCTGCAAAGCGCGATGAATTGAAGAGGCAAAGTAACGCCCGTTCAACGCCCGTTGAGCAATCGTCTAACGAAAGGTCAACGAATAAAGAACAGAACAGAACAGAACAGAGTAATAACACTCCGTCATCTGGCGATGAGGGCGCGGGCGAAAAGATCCGGCCTGTCCAAAAAGATCAGCCTAACTACGAGGGCATATCGAACCTCTACAACGAACTGCTAGCCAAAGACTTCCTGTCGGAAATTGTAAAACTGAACGAAAAGCGCAAAAGCCTGATTCGCGCTCGCTGGAAGCAAAGTTGGGGTGAGCACTCCAAAGGCAGTGATCTGGAATTTTGGCGCAAGTATTTTCTGCACGTTCGCCGATCCAAGACCCTCACAGGCACAAAAGAGGGTTTCGACTGGCGCCCTAACTTCGACTGGCTTCTGAACGAATCGAACATGATTAAGGTGATCGAAGGCTATTACCACCAGGGCGATGACCGCCGCAGTGACTTGCAGGAGGCTTCATGAGCATCGACGTTTACGAAGCCGCCGTTCTAAGCCTGACCCTGCGTGCCGACTATGCGGCTCAGGTATTCGACAAGATCAAGCCTGGAGACTTTGGCGTGGAGTTGCGCCAGTACGCACAGACCGCCTACGACCTGCTGCAAGAAAATCGCCCCGTTGACCTGATTACCGTTTTCGAGCGCATGGAATCTGAAGGCGTGGTGAATGCAGGCGCCTTGCTTGCCGAGATTGCTGAGCAGAGCCACAAGCCGAACATCGAGAACCTTCCAGCCTATTGCGAGATCCTGAGCAACCGTGGATTACGCCGTGACCTGTACGGCGCCGCGCTGACTGCCCGGACCATTCTGGACGAAGAAAAAAACGTACAGGTAGCACAAGAAAAGATTTTATCCGTGTTTGAGTCTGTCCAGGGCCAGAAGGACGACGAAAGCCTTTGGGATATGAAGCGTGCCAGTGGTGAGTTTATCAAGGAAATGCAGCGCCGGAACGATGCGGGCGGCGAGCTGATTGGATTATCCACAGGCTACCCGCACCTGGATGAGCGAATCAACGGCTTCCGCGAGGGTGATCTGGTCATCGTTGCCGGCAGACCTTCGATGGGGAAAAGCACGTTCGCCATGAATATCGTGGAGCACAACGCCATTCGTGACGGCGTGCCAAGCCTGGTGTTCAGTATGGAAATGAGTGCCCCTCAGATTATGGAGAAGATGACCGCATCCCTTGGCGGGATCAACTTGAACGACCTGCGCCGGGGAGCTCTATCAGATTCAGATTGGAGCAAGTTCACCGCGGCAAACTTGCTCATTCAGAGTGCCCGCCTGCACATAGACGACCGTGGTGGCTTGACCATCGCCCAGATGCGAGCCAGGGCACACGAGGTTAAGCGTAAGTGCGGGGGCTTGGGACTCATCATGGTGGACTATCTGCAGCTTATGCAGGCCAAAGCAGAGAACCGCACCAACGAGATCACAAAGATTTCAGGCGGACTGAAAGGTCTGGCCAAAGAGTTCAAGTGCCCGGTGATCGCCCTGTCACAACTTAGTCGCGGCGTTGAGTCTAGAGACGACAAGCGGCCAATGATGAGCGACCTGCGTGAATCCGGTGCCATCGAGCAGGACGCGGACATAATCATATTCCCCTTCCGTCAAGGCTACTACGACAACCCGGACGACCCTGACGCAACCACTGAAATCATCTTCGGAAAGATACGCATGGGTGAGCGTGGCAGCGAGGCATTGGAGTTTGAAGGGAAATACTCACGATTCAAAGCCTTGGGCCACAAGATCGACTTTAACGGCCTCCGTGCAGCGAAAGAGGCGAATGAGCAGGAGCAATACCATAAGCGACAAAAAAACAAGCGGGGGATGGAGCTATGAGCATCGAGCTTGAGCGCATGGGGGTGGAGCTATGAGCAAGCCAAAGCTATTTATCAGCTTTTCAGGTGGTCGCACTTCCGGCTTTATGACTTGGTTTCTGGTCAATAACTACAGCGACCAGTTCGACATTCAGGTGGTATTCGCCAATACCGGATCTGAGCGCGAAGAGACTTTAGAGTTCGTGGACAAGTGCGATAAGCATTTCGGTTGGAACGTGGCTTGGGTTGAGGCCGTTGTCCATCACGGCCAGCGCAAAGGCAGCACGCACAAGGTTGTGAATTTTGAGACAGCCAGCCGCAACAGCGAGCCTTTTGAAGAAGTCGTCAAGGAATACGGCATTCCGAACCAGGCTTATCCGCACTGTACACGCGAACTGAAAACCAACGCGATGACGAGCTACATCAAGTCGCTTGGCTGGAGCAAGTGGACAACAGCCATTGGCATTCGCGCCGATGAAATAGACCGCATCAACCCAAAGTTCCGAGCGCTTCGGTTTTGGTATCCGCTGGTCGGGATGGGCATTACCAAGCAAGACGTTAAACGCTGGTGGCTCAAACAGCCGTTTGATCTGGAATTGTTGGAGCATCAAGGGAACTGCGCCTGGTGCTGGAAGAAATCACTTCGCAAGCACCTGACTCTAATTAACGAAACCCCAGAGATATACGACTTTCCGCGCCGCATGGAGGCTGAGCACGGCCTCAGCGGGCATAACGTAGACGGCAACCCGAGAGTGTTCTTCCGCCAGAACATGAGCGCAGATGACTTGTTCGCGCTGGCAGATCAATCATTCCGTCCTTTCGTTGAGAGTGACGACTGGAAGCAGGAAATGCTTTTCGATCTGGATCAGGCGAATGGTTGCGGCGAGTCGTGTGAAGCGTTCGGGTCAGAATTTATGCAATGGGAGCAAGTCGCATGAACTGCCCACACTGCCAGCGCGGCACCCACTTACAGAATGGCGTCCACTTGTCCGAACTCGAAATGCACAAATGCGAGCGCTCGGAATTAACGCTGGAGCCCATGACCGACACTCCAAAGATCCGAGAAGTGTGGCACCAGCCGGCCAGGCGTGTGGACGTGCCGTTTACCTCGGAGGGCAAGGTATGACTCAGCAAGAAACGATTTTAGAAGCCCTGAAAAATCAGCCGCTCAATCGCCGCCGAATAGGCCAACTGCTGGACGCAAACGAAGTGCAGGTCATGCGCCTGATTAACGAGCTGTGCGTATCCGGCCTGATTTATTTAAACAGCTATGGCGAGTACGCCAAACGCCCACCCGCGCCGAATCCGGAGAGTGCAGCATGAACAAACCAACGGTACAGCCAGTGAAATTCGACCTCATAGTATTTCTGTTATTCGTTTATTTTTTGTTGCTCGGGTTGGCAGCGCTGGGCCTAGCAGGACTTGCGGCGGCTGACGGGCAAATAGAGCTTGCCGCACTTGTGCTTATTTTTTCGTGCATGTTCCTGTACGTCGCGAGGACGCTGCGATGAACAAACCAACAGCAGCGCAGTTGAAAGACCCGCAATGGTGGGGCGTATGGGCTCCTGAAGATGCCACGCATTACAGCGAGTATTACGGCGCGTTTGTGAAGCCCTTTGATTCAGAGCAGTGGGTGGTGCTGCGCCAAGGGCCAAAGCCGGTCGTTACATTTATGGACACCGGAATATTCATGAGGCGGCCAGAATCCAGCGTTGATCCAGTGCCCGGAGGCAGCATGGAAATTGACATCGAGCGGTTGAAGTGTGACCGGAAATACTGGGATAGCGTTTCGGTTCCGGGCCGGACTTATTACGACAAGGAGAGCGGTTTCTTTTGTGACGAAAAAGGTTATTACACAGATTACGGTTTCAAGCCTTGGAGCGTCATAAACCCAGGGTCTGACGAGCCAGGAAGGTTTATTCCGCGTCCCGCCAAGCCAGCCTCACCGGAATGGGATGGCATTGGCCTGCCGCCTGTTGGGTGTGAGTGCAAAGTCGCACATCACGGCCACTGGATTCCAGCAAAGATAATCGCACACGGCGAGGATCACGGAGAAGCGGTTGCTTTCTGCCAAACCGAATACCTCCCCCTGATTGGTGATGCAACGCAGTTCCGCCCAATCCGCACCCAGGCGGAGCGCGACCGGGAATCATCTGTAAATGCCGCACTTAAAACATTTAGCCGCACGGTCAGCCAAGAACAGCACACATTGCTGTCTGGTTTTGCGATGGAACTTTACGACGCCGGAATGCTGCGGAGGGCTGACAAGTGATCGCCTCTATCAGAATCTGGGCAGGCTGCAGGCTCATATCGTTCGCGCTCAAGCTCATGCCGCCCGCCTATCGCAGCCAGCGGTTCGTTGGTAATGCTATGCGTACCGGGCATATCAAAGGAGGTGAGTGATGTGGAAGTTTATCCTTGTCACCTTTGGGGCCTTTCTATTGATCGGTGCGGGCGTTCAGCTTGGTCAAGGTAATGATTTTGGCTACTGGCTTGGAGTGTCCGTGGCGGCTCTGTTTTTGGCTGGAGGTGGGAGATGAGCCGCCCCGGCCAACTAACCCGCAAGATCGAGCGCCCCGAACAGATCTCATTAATTGCCCGATGGATGCAGGAAACCGTAGAGCGAGCCCTAACCGCAGGCCCGGTGCTATTGACACTTGGCCGAGAGAGCAAGAGCCGCGAGCAGGAAGCTAAATATCACGTAATGATCGAAGAAATCCGCCTTCAGTGCTTCCGTGGCTACTCACGCGAGGCGCTCAAAGCGGCATTGGTCAATCAGTTTGCTCTCGAAATGGAGCGCAACGGGGAGCCCCTGGGCAAGCCAGGCGAGCAGGCGTGGGACTGGGTGAATCAGGTGCAAGTCTACGTTCGCCCCAGCACGAAGGGTTTCCGCAAAAAAGAAGCCGCGGATTTCATTGAGTTTCTGTACGCCACCGGTGCCGAATACAGCGTGCACTGGAGCGATAAATCATTGGCCATTTACGACGAGATGCAGGAGGCAAGAGCCGCATGACCGAAGAAGAGCTAAAGCAGCGCTATCAGCCCGTCAACATCTCAATGCGCAGCAACAGCATGAAGCGCCACGAATCGGCCAGGATCGAAGCGCAGACCGCCGAGTTTCTGGCATCTGGCGGCAAGATCGAGTGTTCGGAAGTGGGCCGGAGCCGGGCGGTGGATCTGACGTTCAGACATTACGCCATGAGCGCGATGGATGAAGTGGAGGGGGTGGAATGATTGTTACAGGCACTTTAACAGTACGTCACAAGGGCTACACCGTAGAGTTTGAGCGCGACGATAGCCACTGGTGCGGGCGCATCCTTTACATCAAAGATCTCATCACTGTCATCGCTGATCGCGTCGGCGATATGGAGCAGGAAGCAAAAGCCGCGATTGACGACTACATCGATACTTGCCTGGAGTTGGGCGTTGAGCCGAACGAGCCGCGGGAGGGTGTGGAGTGATTATTTTATATGCGTCGATACTTGCACTCGCTTTTACCTGCGGGATGGTCGGCTACGATATTCGCGCGCGGAATTTTCTATCCGCATGGATATTTGCCGTGGCTGCCATTTACTCCGCTGTAACAATCGTTGGAGCGGCCGTCGGATGAGAAAGTGCCGCTCCAAACAGTGCCGCCTGCCACTGCCGGCCAAAAAGGCATCCACGCCCATCGAGGCTGCCGGCTTCTGCTCATACGATTGCGCCACCAAGCATGGCCTGCACCTGGCCAGCACGAACCGCGAAAAAGAGCAGCGCAAGTGGGTTCGCGAGGGGCGAGAAAAACTGAAGACGCGCCGAGATTATGAGAAAGACTGCCAGCGTGATTTTAACCGGTTTATTCGCGCCAGAGATGCGCACCTGCCTTGCATCTGTTGCGGGCAGTGGGGCGATGACGAGTTCTGGAAGCTTGGCGGCCAGTGGGATGCGGGGCACTTCCTTTCAGTGGGTGGCCACCCAGAACTAAGGTTTGACGAGGCCAACTGCCACAAGCAGCTCAAATCATGTAATGCGGGCGAGGGAAAGTACGCTGGGAAAAGGCGCACGGTCGGCGATGAGTACAGGGTAAGGCTAATTGAGAAAATTGGGCAGGCAGAAGTTGACCGGCTGGAAGGTCCGAATGAGGCGAAGAAGTACACAGCTGATGAGATGAAAGCCATGGCAGCGCATTACAGGGCAAGAACGCGGGAATTACGGAAAGAGCAGGAGGCAGCGTGAGCGCGACAAATAATGAAGCTAAGAAGCTGTGCGTAAAGTGCGGCAACGAGAAAGCCCCTAAGGAATTTCACACAGACGCAAAGCGAAAAGATGGCCTTTTTCCATATTGCAAGGAGTGCAGGAAGAAGCCAAAGAGGCCAGCTTATTTTCGGCCATTAGATTTAGTCCTTGCTGACTACGAGGTTTCTGTTAGCGGCTGCTGGAACTGGACTGGGACGCTAAACGTGTATGGCTATGGGCTTGCTTGCTACAAAGCAAAGCGAATTGGCGCACATCGGTTGAGCTTGCTCAATCATCTTGGCATTGAAGAAACAGATCTTCTTGCTTTGCATCATTGCGACAACCCAGCCTGCATAAACCCAGATCACTTGTACCTTGGAACGCCCGCCGAAAATTCCAGAGATATGGTTAACAGAGGCAGGGTGAATGCCCCTTTTGGCGAAAACGCAAAAAACTCTAAGCTTAAAGATCATCAAGTAATCTCAATATTCAACGACAGTCGGCGCCACAAAGAAATAGCCAAAGATCACGGCATAGCAGCATCAACCGTCAGCTCCATAAAAACAGGAAGGATATGGCCACACTTAACTGGAGGCGTGACGCATGCAATGTAATCAGCAAATTCGCGAAATCCAAAAAGAGAGGATGGCAGCATGATTAATCCAAACAAGCAAGAAGCGGCAGATCTGGCGCACATTGCCGAGCATGTAAAAGAGTGGCCAAAGGGTGCCGATTTTATTTACCTGGGGCCAGGCGATGTTATCCACATCATTGAGGGCGGCGATTCAGCCGTCTGTAAGTACATAAATCGAGAGCAATGGGCGGCAGCCAGGACGCTGCTGGGGTATTGGTTCCCCGGAAAGGACGTGTGGCCCGACACTTCTTGTCCGGTTTGCGGTGAGGAACATTGTCAATACGAGGCTTTTCCTGGCATTTGCGGCGAATACGATAGCGGCACCGTTACCCTGGAGTTGGCGAGAGCGATTAATGGCGTGTGCGGCGATGCGCCGCCAGTAGGTCTGGCCTCAAAAATCCCAGACTGCACCGTGACGCCTGAAGAAGAAGAGACCCAGCCGAAGCAGACAGGGCCCGAAAAATACGCAAAGTACCGAAAGGACGTGCGTCACCTGGACTCAATCGACGTTTACGAAACCCACCGGCTTTATGCCATTGACGACCCAAGCGGCTGCATTCAACACGCGAGCAAAAAGCTGCTGCTGAGCGGCGTTCGGACGGGCGGCAAGTCGAAGCAGCAAGACATTGAGGAAGCGCGAGATACGTTGAACCGGTGGCTTGAGATGAATGGCGCCGAATGATCCAGTTGACCGCAATCATAGCCGGCCAACACGCAACAATGCTGATTCTTTTGGTTTTGGAGTGACGAGGTGAATATGAAGAAGATAGAGCACATTGAGCAGCCAACACATTTGACGTGCGTGCATGCATGCCTGGCAATGGTTACGGGTGAAGACGTTCATGAGTTGGTTGAGCGCTTTGGTGACCACGGCCTTTCATTCGATGAAAAGGCAACGGTTCTTGTTGAACACAAAATATGGCCGGTTAACACCACGTTCCAGCCGCACCCCTTTGATACCTGCGGAATATACATCGTTGGGACTTGCAGCCTGAACCTGCCCGGCAGCATGCATTGCGTTGTCGTGGAAGTGGATGGCGACGGTTACAAGGTGCATGACCCGAACAAAGGTCGAGACGGGAAAGACTTTTACAGCGATGAGGACATTATGAGCGGCCGCCTTTCCCGGTGCGAGGTCTTTTACCTGGATAACCGTGTGCTGCGGAAAATGTGGCGGCCTACGCCTGTGGCCGAAAGTGCGGAGGTGACTTATGGGTGAAGTTGTTTCATTTGATAAGGCGAAAGAAGGCGGTGACGAGACCATTTACACGCTCACCGGCCCGGCAATTTGTACGCACTGCAAGCACCAATGGCAATGCGTGACACCGGCAGGATCGCACGACAGTCTTGAATGCCCAGAATGCAGCCTGCACATGGGGGTAGTCGGAGCGCCAGTAGTTCCGCGCGAGTTCTGGGAGTGCGATTGTGGCAGCGACTTGTTCTATTTGACGCAAGACGGTGCAATGTGCCGGACCTGCGGGCTCGTTGCCGTGGGTTGGGTTGAGTGATCCAACTCACCGCAAAAGTATCCGGCAAAGACTGCATCATGCTCACGCCTGGCCCGCTGGCAGAGTCTGGCCGCAGTTGTCGCGACCGTTTTGGCTCACGATTTGAAGGCTTCGATATGCCTGACTGGCAGCGGGCGGCGCATGAAAAATGGGCAGCGTTTATGGCGAAAGAGATTGATCGAGGGGAGTTGAACGACTGGTTAAGCGGGCAGGACGAAGAAGCGGCGATACGTGGAATTTTTAACCGGCTGAGGGGATAGGGTATGGCTGAGCAGAACCGGAAAGATGGTAGCCAGAAGGCGCTTCGATTCAGGGCGGGAGAAATTATAGACCTGCACATTGATTACCTACTGATTGACAGCGATCAAGTCCGGATAGCGTATGAGGGCCGGTGCATTCTTGGCACCTACTCCGAGCACGGTGAGTTGCCACAGGGCTCAGGGTTTGCCGGGTTCTGCAAGTTAGCTGGAAAAGTTGACCGCATGCGCGTCAGGCGCACTACCGCGCAAATGGTCATTGCGCACGAAATGGTGAGCAGGCTGGATGATGATTACGCAACAGCGTTGTGCGTTGACCGCTGCTATCGTGGACGAACAAAGTCGGTGGCGATTGACCCGTTCCAGAGCGCCAGCCCGGTTTATATTTTATGGGATGATGCTCAATGCGCTGGCCACCTTGGTATAACCGTGGAGTGTATGCGCAAAAGAATTAGCCGAGGCTATCAGATGCTGGAGGCTATCATTCAGCCACAACAAAAGGCTGCTTGACCAGTCCGTCACAAATGTATAGACTATTTTATAACCTATCACAATTACCCCAAAAGCCGCGTCCGTAACAGGGTTGTGGGCTTTTTTAGAATTGGCGAAAGCCAAAAAGAGCAGGCTGGTTCAATTCCAGCTCGTTGACCGAGATCTGGCGAAAGAGCAAGGTTCGAGAACCTGCACTGGGCTGAAAGGCTCTTAGGGAGTGCCCCACCAGGCATGGGGAGGTCTGACACCGGGAAAGACTGGGAAACCCCGCACGTTAACGCTTGCGGGGTTTTTGTGTCTGGCCATACGACGTTGAGCGGCCCGCAATCCCATAGCTCACGGTGAGACTGGCGAACTCTTTGTAAAGCAATAGCCTGAAAGATCAGTTTCCCCTAAAGCCCGCAGGGCAATTGCAAAGATCACAAACGAGCATACGATGCCAAAGCTCGGCAAGTAGGCATCCGGGCTAGACCAATATTAACGCGCCTGACGAGACTGTGTGAATCAGTCGAAACACGGTGGTGTCGCGTGGCCTCCTGGGTCTAGTTTGGTAGGAGGGTGAGCCGAGCACTTATTACATAAACCCGCACCCATAACAGGATTGCGGGTTTTTTTATGCCCCGAACATCTCCACGCGGTCAGCTACGCCGCACTTTTGCCGCTGCGCAATTCTGGATTGGGAGTTACCCGGTCGTGTGTTAGCGGCTTTTTTTATTCGCGAGGTCAGCATGAACTGGCACAACTACCCGAACTTTTCAGCCGCAGAGTTTCGCTGCAAGCACACAGGGCAGTTGCGCATGGATGCTGGCTTTATGGATCGACTGCAAGCGCTGCGCACGGATTATGGAAAGGCGATGGTTATTAGCAGCGGATACCGCGACAAGACGCACCCGATTGAAGCCCGCAAGGCAGAGCCTGGCGCCCACAGCACAGGCCATGCGTGTGACATAGCGATCAGCGGGAATGACGCGCACAAGCTGCTAGGGCTGGCGCTGAAGCACGGCTTTACGGGTGTTGGCATCAAACAGAAAGGTACGAGCCGGTTTATTCATCTTGATGATTTGCCGGACGCCCCAAATCGCCCCAGACCTTGGGTATGGAGCTACTAATATGAGCTTCTTCGGAAAACTCTTTGGCACCGAAAAGGCGCTGGCCGGCATCGTTGACGGTGTAACCAATGGCCTTGATGCGCTGATATATACCGACGAAGAAAAAGCCGGTGATGCCGCCCGTGATCGGTCTGAAGCACGAAACATGGTCGTCCAATGGATGGCCGCAACGCAAGGTCAGAACCTAGCTCGCCGCCTAATCTCGCTGGTAATAACCGGCGTCTGGCTGGGCATGTACTTGTTGTCGGTCTTATGCGGAATGATTGCCGTCTTTGCTGACAGCACTGGAACCGTCACCGCTGCCAAAATCAATGCGGTTGGCTCAATCTCGCAATCTGCTGCCATGGATATGAACCCCGCTGTCATGCTGATCCTTGCTTTCTACTTCGCAGCGCCACACATGGGCGACATAGCCAAGGCTGTGACCGGTAAATTCACTCAAAGCGTTAACAAGGGGTGAATGTGAGCCTAAACAGTGCCCTAAGCAAAGTCCCGTCGTCAGTCGCCCAAATCAAGGTAGAAGCCGGGGCAAACCTTACCTCATACACCACCAGCACTGTCACGTTCCTTGGCGGCGCCTGGACAAAGAACGAACTGATGGCTGCTATCGGCCTGATCTTCGTTGCGCTGACCTATTTCACCAGCCTGTATTTCCAGCGCCGCCGCGAAAAGCGCGATCAAGAATTCCACCAGCATCGGCTGAACGTTAAACGTCAATCTGCTGCTGAATCGGAGAACAGCTAATAGCCTATTCCGCGACTGGCCGAAAATGGGCATAGCTTGCACCTTCGCGCTCAGGACCGAATAGCAGATCGGTCACTATTGAGGCATTTTCAGCCGGCATTATTTTTTCGTTAGCGTTGCCGGAGCAGTTGGTAAGTTCACCGACCAAAACCTCTTTCCCGCTGGAGTAAAGATCGACGCGGATAAATGAGAAATCACAACTCAATTCTCTGGCTACCCGGAGCATTTCTTTCAGATTCACGGGGCGCGGCACGTTGTGACCCTGCTCAAAATTCACGGAAACAGGCAGAAGCTCCCAGTCTGTCGTGTACAAGTTGCGGCGATGATCTGACTGCCGATCAAAGTCTACCCAGATAAGCCGGGGCTCACCATTAACGCAGAAGATTTTGTAATCTTCACAGCTTTCGCCACCAAATATGTACGGCTCAATGATGAGCTTCGGCTTGAGGCTCTTGTAGTTTGCCTCTCTATATCTGGTGTAATAGTTCGACTCAAACCAGCGGGCTATTTTCGTGAAATCAAGGTCAGACCCATTTTTCCGAAACATAACTTCGCCTGACATATGGGTGGGCTTGATCACGCAGTCTTTCGGGTATTCATACGAAAGAGCCTCTTCATAGCTGCCAAGCACCGCGTTTGTCGGGACGTTATACAAGTCGCCGATAGTGGCCTTAACAAAAAGCTTCACATAGTGCTTGTCGCTCACAAACACCCGGAGCGGGTCAAGGATTTCATTAGAGGCTTTTATCGAAAATAGTGCATCGCTCAGGTCGCCACCGACTTTCTTGGGCAGCCGAGCGTGGAACTGAAAGAAGTTGAGCAGCGAGACAATATGGTCGCCCCATCGGTTTTTAGGCAGAAATCGCTTAGCCAGCCGAATCGGGCGCTTGAGATTAACGCCAGCAAGTTGGTTTTTTTTCATGACATGACCCTATTTTGGTGCAGCGCTTTATTGCGTCATTTTTATTCCGAAACACTAAGCACAATTTAAGCCAATACGCAAAGCTTTCAATGCTATCAGTCAATTGATTCCGCGTGCGTGTAGCTCTTTCCACATTACTGTAAAGAATATCGACGGACCGGCACGATTGGCGAACTACCCGAAATAATGAGGACTTTCTGTAATGGCGACATCTGGCAGCCCTAAGGTAATATTGGCGAGTCTCACGCTACAAATAGCGCTAGGGAAGGCATTTCCCCGGTTCACAGCCAACTTTCCCCTGAAGATCATCCAGCCACAGCCCGCTCTAACAACGACCAATCGTTTTTATAAGGCGTATCCGGGTTTTGAATACAACGTGCGGATGGCAGTCATTGGCGGGCTTTACCCATTCACGCATGAGCTAACCACAGCTCCGAGTGGGATGACTATCAACGCCTTCACTGGGGAGATAAGTTGGCCAAATCCGGCAGCCTCCGGCACCGCCTATAGCGTATCGGCAAAAGTCACGGACGCAGAAGGAAGCATTCAGACGGTTGACTGGACAGTGTTAGTCACAACCAGCGGCTTTATATTCGTTGATGCTGTAAACGGCACTGCGAATACCGCAGGCGGCACTGGAACAATCGGAAATCCTTGGAAAACCCTAAAAGACGTGTACGGCGGAGATACCTATTCAGCGATGGGTGCGAATCACCGTTCTGGAGAATTTGTTTACTGGCGCGCCGGTACTTACCAGATGGATGCGTATATTGAAGACAACGGCAACGACGGGCTTGAGACACCAATCAGAGGAACCACTAAGCCTTTGGTATGGCTTGGCTACCCCGGTGATACCAAACCCGTCTTTAACATGATGGATGCGCACCTGTATTTCGATGGCAGCGGCAGTAACGTATACCTAGACAGTCTGGATATTCGAGCGCCAAATGTCAGGGCCATGGGCCTGAAGATCGCCTCTCAAAAACAAAATATGGTCATCCGGCGAAATAAGCTCTCCGGCATCACGGGAGGGTTCCAAGGCGGTAACAACGCTCTGTTATTTATCAACAGATGGGGGACGGGAAATAATTACGCCATACAGGATAACGAGTTCATCAGCGTAAACGAGGGCTACGGCATTCTTAATTACAACACACGATATGTACTGGTCGAGGATAACCTCTTCCAAGATATTGGCAGCCACTGTGTCGGCATGAAAGTACGCTCTGAGGACTGGGCAGTTAGATCAAACAGGTTTAGAAATAACGCTTTACAGAGCATTGAGTTGCACTACAACAACAACAGCGCAACGGAGTTTAGTGGAAACATCGAGATTTCGTACAATGTCATGGAGGCAGGCGGTGGTGAGGTAAATGTAAACCAGAGCTATGAGGCTATCGGCTACCCCGTCTACATATTCAGAAACACGATTTATGCCAGCGCCCATCAGCAGCGCACCACGTCTACTAACGGGCCTTTCTACTGGCAGCGCAATGTCATCATTAACAACTCCAGCGACCCTGACAAAATCGATAAAGACTATATAGAAGCGCCCGAAAGGCTTGTGATTGAAAACAACCTCACTGGCGTGACAGCCGATGGGATTGTGGACGCTCAAGGCAACTTAACGCCGGCTTACGCAGAGTTTATCGGAACTCACGGTCATCAATTAGCTTAAAGGAGCCAGGCAATGGCAGTTACAGGTGCAATTCAGTTTGATGTGTCGGGGATTGCGAACACCGATCCATATACAATCCCGGTTGCTGTAACAACTTACGGCGGCAATTTTAAAGTAAAAAGTGGGTATTTAAATAGGTCTGGGGAAGGGAACGTTGGCTTTTATACAGACGCCGCTCAGGTGGACGATGTAGTTAAGTCAAGGGTTGAAGTGGGCGTAGCTGGAAGTGTTAAATATGGCCCAGCGGTCGTTAACACTTCAAACAACGGTTGGTATGCATCAATAGGCTCTGGTTTCGTTCGGACTTTCCGAGTTGATGCCGGAGTCAGGCAGGCGTCAGGTGACGCTATCGGGTCTGTTTCCCTAACCTTGGTTACTGGCTCCGTGGTAGAGCTTAACTATACAGAAAGCACGGGGCTGTTAGAGGTTTTTGTCGATGGATCGCTGGTTGATTCGGGCACAGATACTACATATCAAGGTGTTGGCGTCCGTCCCGGATATCACGTAGATATGTCGGGCTTTAACGACGCAGGCGCAGCGTCGTGGGCGGGCGGGGAGGCGGGCGGCCCAGACTACACCCAGCGCAAAGGCTCCACATTCGACGTAACCCACACCCTCGGAACAATCACTACCGCAGCGCTCAACGGCACAACTATCACGATCAACACCACTGGCGCAGGCACTGTGAATTTGACCGATACCAGCGGCATTACAACATCTGGCACATACGATTTGGCTTTGGGCGATGGTACGGGCACTGAAAAGTCTACGGTGCAGCTTAATGTCTACGGTGTAGTGCCCAGCAATAACCCTGCACAGAAGGACGGGGCAGCACTGGCAAGCCTTACCGACGTACAGATCCGCATTACAGATGGCGCAAACCTCGACGGCCCCCAAGTTTACTACTCAGGAACTGAAACAACGGACGCAAGCGGAAACTTCGCCACTCTTGATGTATCCACCAGCGCAGCCGCGGCCGCTGATCCTGTGCTAATGACCGTTTTAACATCGGCAGGTAACAGCATCACGAGCACTGAGACAGTGGAGCTGATCTGATGGCTTACAACTTAGGCTATGTCAGTACCGACTATAATCTTGGTTACACTGGCGCTTTCACCGCAGGCCCAGGACTAACCGCCGATGCGTCAACGGTTGAGGGGCAGGCTACAAGCCTGTTCTTGACCGGAAACATTGCTGCACCTACTGAGGCCCGCTTGAACGGGTCCGTGTTGACGCTGACGGATGCCACAGGCGGAGAGTTCACATTCACTGCACCGTTGCTGCCCGATCCGACCAGTGGCATTGTGGCGACGCTGCAAGTGGATGTTGACGGCTTCACAAAAACCGTCGATATCGCTTACACCAACACCTTTCCTTACAACCCGGAGCACGGCGAGCCGGATGCGCTTTCGGTGCTGTTCGGTGTTGAATTGGCCAGCACTCAACCGTATGAGCTAAAAATTACGTCAGAGCCGGACCCGGCTGTGATGACCGTGGATTGGGCTCAGATCGAAGCGGATGGCGCGTGGCTACTGGACATTACACCCTACGTTACACTGGCCTCCGGGCTTGAAAACGGCTCAGCCTCGGCGAGCTTTGAAGTCTACACAACAGAAACCGGTGCGGTTGACCCGTTCACACGAACTATTGAAGACCTTGGGCCGAATGGCACCGTTACGATTGAATTAATCACCGAATCCCGCAACGGGGCAACGATAAGCTTCAACTATGACCGCGCGGACGCTGGCGGCTTCAAGTACAGCATTGATCAAGGCGCTACATGGGTTATCACGTCAAGTCCGACAGAGCTAAGCACCCTCACTTCGGCAACGTTCTATAATTATTGGGTTACGGCCTACAACGCCGACGCCAATGGCATCATCACCAAGACATCGTTCACCACTCTGGCTGGAGTGGACGCCAAGCCAGACGCCTTCACGGTCATCAATAGGGCCGGTGTAGCGCTCTCTACAGTCGCCACACCGAATATCGTGATATTCACTCCAGTGACTGTTCGGGGCATTGATGCAGCCACGGACGCACCTGCATCCGTATCCGGCGATACAGGCAGCAAATACCGAGTCTCTACTGACGGCGGAAGCACCTGGGGCGCATGGACCACAACCCCAACCAACGTTCGGTTAAACTATCAGGTTCAGGTGCAGCACGACGCGAGCCAAGAGTATTCATCTGGCGGCTATGACGGCGTTCGCAGCACAACGCTGAACGTTGGTACCACTATTGGTACGTTCACCAGCACAACGATTGCGGATACTACAGCGCCGGTTATATCGCTTCAGGGCGGTAACCTGGACTGGACCCAGAGCGTAACTTGGATAGATCCGGGCTACACGGCGACCGATAATGCCGATGGCACTATTACGGGTTCAGTCGTGGTGACTGGCACGGTTGATGTGAGCACCCTTGGCGCCTACACCCTGACCTACACCAGCACCGATCTGTCCGGCAACGTCGCCCAGACCACCCGTACGGTCACCGTCGTGGTGGTGGCGTCGAACGATACTACTGCGCCCGTTATTACCCTGACCGGCGGCAACATCACGCTGACTGAGGGCGACCTTTGGGTTGAGCCAGGCTTCACCGCACTCGATGCCGTGAGTGGGGATCTGACCGACTCGGTGGTTGTGTCAGGGGCAGTGAATACCGCTGTGCCAGGGCCATACACCGTCACTTACTCGGTAAGCGATGAAGCCGGAAACATCACCACGGCCACGCGAACCGTTACCGTCGTATCTGCTGTGGTGTATCCGTATGACCAGGAAGCTCCAGCCAGGCGCACCACCGTCGCTAATCGTTACAGCATTTACCAGAACGACGGCCAGATTAT